TCTCGCCCAACAACCGCGTCGTCGAGGCCGACGGCTCGGCCTGGGCCTCGATGTCGGACCGGATCATCAGCCACGAAGGCCAGCTCTGCCGGACCTTGCCCGAGGACCGCCATCCTACCTGGAGCGCCGGCCATATGGACCCGTGGGCGATCTCCTACGAGCTTGCCCAGCCCCCCGAGAGTTGGGGGCTGCCCTTCACTGAGGCCTGCCTAGACCGGGCCGCCCGCGAAGTAGCGCAAGACTGCGTCCGCTATGGCATCCCGGCCGTGGTGCTGCCCTACGTGTCGGGCGATAACCACGAGGCGCCGGGCATCGCCCGCCACGACCGCTCGGCGAACGGTACGACGTGGGGGAAGAGCGACCCCGGCCGCTTCTTCGACGACCGGGGCTTCGAGAGGAGAGTAAGGGCCTACATCATGCCACAACCCACGCCCGAACAAGTCCTGGCCATCGTCCGGGCCCTAACACCGGCGCTGCTGGCCGGCGACGTCGGCACCGTCCACGCCCAGATTCACTATCTCTACGCGCTAGCTGGCAAGCCGCAACCGACCTAGCGAGCGATCCGTAACATGGTCTGGCTTCTCTACCGGGGGAACATGGCGCGCGTCGTGGCGGGGTCCGAGACTGGCACCCAATACGCCTGCTCGCCCCGTTCCTTCATCGAGGTGGAGGACGCCGACGCCCCCCAGCTCCTGCGCATGCCCAAGGCCCGCTGTGGCTGCGGGCGGATGTTCCGCCGGCAGAAGCCCCGCTAGCGAAAGGCCCGGCTTTCCCGGCGGGGGCGGAAAACCCAAGTTTCGGGCGCCGGCCAAACTTCGGCGTTTGAGCTCGGCCCCCCAAAGCCCGAAGCGTTACTTCCCCCTCAGGCCCGCGAGCTACTATTTGCCCGGCCCGCAGAAACCCCGGCTTTCCGCCGGCGGGGGAAACAGGGGGTTTGAGCTCGGCGCCGAAACCCCGAACCGCTACTCCTATGCTCAGGCCCGCGAGCTACTTTTCCCGCCTCTGATGGAAAAGCGGTTTGGTAGGTTGACACGAACTGGCCGCTACGGCTATAGTCTAGGCGCCATGAAAACGCGCGCCAGGGCCGTCCAGAGGTGGGTTACGGACCGCCTCTGCGCCGAGTGTGGCAGCCGGCTCGTCGCGTCTACCGGGCCCATGTGCCCGATGGCCCCGCAACACGCGGGCTCGGTAGCGGCGCCATCCGGTACCCTGGCGCGCATCATGGCCGAATGGGGGCGCGGGCTGGAGGCCGAGGATGCGCTGGTGGCGGCGCATAAGGGTGCCCTGGCCTACTGGCTACTACGCCGGCATGCCTGGGGAGACCATCGGCTCTGCCCGCGACTCCATAGCCTGCTGGGGCCGAGCGCAGGGGACATAGGGTGCCTGGGGAGCATCCCGCCGATGTACCGGCCTCCGCGCCCGGTCGTCGACCTGTGGTAAGGAGGTTCCGATCATGACCCAGGAGCACGCCCTAGTGGCCGTCGGCACGCGGCCACTCCTGGCTACTAAGGCCAACGTTGAAGTCATGGAACGCTTCATCCAGGTGATGGACCCGAACGCCGACGCTAAGCTCAGGTGGTCGCTGGCCGTCGTGGCCGTACGGCTAGGCCTGCACCCTCTTAACAATGAGGTGATGCTGTACGAGGGGCAGGTCTTCATCACGATCCACGGCCGCCGCCGGCTAGCGGAGCGCAACGGCGACCTAGCCGCCATCCAGCCCGACATCGTCACGGACGACGCCCGGCGCAAGGCCATGGGGGCCACGAGTAGGGGCGACATCGTCGGCATGTGCTACGTCTACCGGCGTAGCGATGAGCGCCCTACCATCCAGTACGGCCTGGTCCGGGCTAATGAGCGCTGGCCTAGCGAGAACGAGATGGTCAAGCTGGGCGTGACGCAGGAGGAGGTGCAGAAGCTCAGAAACAACGACGATCCCGATGGCCTGTTCGCCATCATCAAGAATCCCCGCGCTAAGGTCCGGCCCATCATCCTCCAGCCGCACATAATGGCGATGAAGCGGGCCGAGGCGCGGGCCCTGGACTCTCTGGCCGGCGTACCGCTGCCGACCTTCGACCCCGAGATGGGGGCCCAGGTCACCAACGGCGTCCTACCGGCCTTCATGCTCCAGGAGGACCCCGATCCCGCAGCGCCGACGGCTACGGCGGAGCCAACGCCAACGGCGCCGTCTTCGCCCCCGCCCGTCCAAGCGTCGGCACCGCCCACGCCACCCCCGGCGTCGATGCCCGAGCCTACGACATCGCCGTCGACCAGGCCGCCGGCGCCGCCCACGTCGAGGCCCCCGGCACAGTCTACGTCCTCGCGACGCCCCGCTCAGGGAGCGCTACCCGTACCGTGTGCTAACAATCCACAGATCTGCGGCTGCCCAAGCCATATCGCCGAGCGAGCCGCCCGGCGGGCATAAGAAAGAGGGAAGCTAGAAATGAAGAACCTGACCTGGGCTCACTACCTGATCATCAGCGTAGTCGTCTTTACGCTGGTAATTTGGGGCTATATCGGTACCATCGTCTTAGATGGTGCTCCAGCCATAGCCCCTAACACCCCAATCGCTACAGCGGATGGCGGAGTAGCGGATGGCGGGCTAGACGTGGACCCCGTCACTGGCGAACCTAGAGGCCACTTCGCTATAGGTTGGAACTGTACGGGCTTCCGGCCTACAGGCGGCACGGCCTTGCTCGGCGATTGGCTGATTCTGGTGCCTGTCCTCGGCCTAGTTGCCTGGAAGGCCATACCAAGACGCTAAGGGGCCTATCATGGGGGGCGGCCGTAACCTAGCCACGTACCCACGCTGCCCGAAGTGCCACAAGAAGCGCGATGTAGGCCTGGCGCTCTCGGCGCCAGGCTGGCATTGCTTCCCCTGTGGCCTGTACTTCGTGGTCCGGGGCGGCATGTCCGTGGCCGACGGCCACGACTCCTACCCCGCCGACGTGAAGAAGGTCTACCATTGTCCCATCCACTACCGAGAGCATTTGGGCGTCTGCCCACGCTGCCAGCAAAGCTCAAAGGAAGGAGCATCCCATGCCGCGCCAGTACACCAGGACCCGGAGAAAGCTGGCCCTCGAGGAGGCCGCGCCGCCTGAGGAGGGCCAGGACCACGAGGCGGCGGAGCCGCCGCTGGCCGAGGCTACCGAGCCGGCCCTAGACGTCCAGACGTCCGGCGATGGTGCTACGCCGGCGCCCGAGCCGGCCGGGGCCGAGCCTGAGGACAAGGCCACGCCAGCCCCGGAGCAAAACCTGACGCTGGAGGCCAGGGGCCGCGTAGTCGCGTGGGCCCCCAAGTCTACCGAGACCGGGCCGGTCTGCCGCATTACCTTCGAGACCGCCGACATCAACGGTCGGGATCTCGAGCTCTTGTGGTCCGCCCAAGCGTTCCTCGCCGCCATGACGCTAACCTTCGAGGGCCGGTCGCAGCGCATCCCCTTCCCCATGGCGGTCGGCCCTAGCCCGGCGTCAGAGGCCGCCGCCGAAGAGCCCTGCACGGACCAGGAGCAGGCCGAGGCCGATGCCCTAGCCGGCGGCGCCATGGCAGAGGCGGAGGGCCAGGCGGAGGGCTTAGCCCAGGCCGAAGAGGCCGTGGGCGGGGCCGAGCCGCCATGGGCCGAAGGCGGCCAGCCCGAGGGCGGTGACTAACCCGCTTAAGCCCTTTCCCATCCTTGACACAGAGTGGCCCCTGGGTATGATCCAGGGGCCGCTACTTACTAGCCGCTACGGCTAGCGTTATGTTATCTATCGAAAGGATGGGCGCCCCCGCCATGCCGAGCCGCCGCTTACCCCCCCGTGTCCTCGACCTCCAGGCTCCGCAGTACCCGCTACCGGATGCGCCCGCCCCGCGCCCGGCCTCGCGTAGGCGCGCGCGGCCGGGCGATCTCGCGGTGGTGGTGGGGGGTGGTGGTGGTGGTGATCTCTCTCGATCTACCGATCCATTAGTAGACCGAGACCCCACCACCACCACCGCGCACGGGCTCGCGCGCGCGGTGGCGCGCTACTTACGGGTGCGCCTGGGCACGGCCCTGGCGGCAGAGATGGTCGAAGAGTATGGGGCCATCCCGATACTCCGCGCCCTACCCCTCGTCATGAGACCGCATTGGGTAGAGGAGCCGGTTGCCCAGCTTACCTACGCGGAAATCAAGGCGTGGCGAGCGGCCGGTGCTAAGGGCCAGTTACGCCGGCCCGGCAGGGAGCGAATCCTGTGGGAGCCGGCACCTGGGCTACGGAGTCCTGGCGGCGTGCTACGGCGGAAACTCGAGGCTGGCCGGTTGACGGCCGCTAGCCGTAGCGGCTATAGTGACCAGGCCGGCGGCGCTACGGAGCCCCGCCAGCAAGCGATAGGAGGCTAGGCGTGCAACAGAGCGGTAGCATCATCCGGGGCCTGGCAACGGCAGATCTCCACCTGGGCATCGACAACGTAGGTGGCCTAAACGCCTACGGCCTGCCGGCGCGGGTCGACGACTTCTTCAGCGCCTTCGACCAGATGATCGGCTTCGCCAGGGGAAGGCGAGGAGCTACCGGCGGCTTCGACGCCGAGCCGGTAGACCTCTTCATCATCGCCGGCGACCTGACCCGGCACCGTAATCCGCCCCAGCGGATCGTGGCGCCCTTCCTGTACCGGGTCCGCGCCATGGTCGACAAGGGCATTACCGTGGTCCTGGTCTGCGGGAACCACGATGGGCAATCGGGGCGCGGTCAGTACAACCTACTCGACGCGGCCGCCGAGGTGGGGGGTGCCTCAGCGGATGGTGGCCAGGTAATCATCTTTAACGAGCCCGCGTCTCTGACGGCCTCTACCCGGCATGGGAAGGTGCGGCTAGTGGGCATCCCCTGGCCCCGTGTAGGGGCCAGCGATGGGGCCCCCATGGCCGAGGTCCGCGACGCTGCCGACGCCGTTCTACGCGACAGAATAGGCCAGGCGGCTCTTCCCGAATCGCTCGACTACGCCGAGCCCGAGGTCATGATTGGCCACCTGGCCGTGGCCGGGGCCGACCGCGCCAGCGACCAGTGGATGACGCTAGGCTACGAGCCCCTGGTGCGGCCGGGCGACTTCCCTCCTACGCTCGACCTGGTCCTGCTAGGCCATTACCACAAGCCCAGCATCATTAGCCGGTCCGGCCCGCCGATCCTCTACTGCGGATCGCCCATTACCATCGACTTCGGCGAGGAAGGCCAGGAGAAGATGGCCTGGAGATTTGCCCTTGACGGCTCCCGCCCGCGCGGCCAGCGCTGCGTAGAGCTAACCTCCATGCCCCTAGCCGGCCGCCCGTTCCGCACGATCGACCTAGACCTGGCCGACTTCATCGACCCGGTCGTGGTGACCGCGGCCGCGATCGAGGCGATCCACCAATCGGTCGGCGATGTGCTAGACGGTGCCGTCGTTAGGGTGCGGATCAAGTGCCGCGCGGCGGCCCAGGCCGGGGCCCTTAAGCTGGGCGCTATCGACGCGGCTCTTCGAGAGGCCGGCGCCTGGTACGTAGCGGGAATCCATGTAGAGGCGCCCAGGGCCGAGCGCCGCTGGGGCGGCGACAGCCTGATGTCACGGCCGCCCGAGGAGCTGCTACGTGAATACCTCGAGCGGACCGAACCCGATCCCGACCGCCGGGCCCGCCTCTACGGGCTGGCCATGCAGCTAAAGGCAGAGGCCGAATGCTAAAGAAGGTGTGGGTACTGATGGACCGGCCGCCCGGCCCGGACAGCCAGTTTGTGGAGGTCGAGGACGCCGGCGGCCAGGCCCTGAGGGTCGAGTGGCGGGAGGAAGGGCGCTATTGGGCGCTCGGCCCCTTCTACATCGCCGATGATGTTGACAGCGAGATGGCCGGCACCCGGCACGCCGTAGAGAAGGCCGTTACGGACCTGGGCGAAGCCGTGGGCACCATAGGATGGGGCGAGCGATGATCCACATCTGGACGACCGACGACTTCTACGAGGCGGCGTCGCTCCTGAGCCGCTGGCAGTTCTATGCCTGCCGACATAACCGGCGCGACGTCGGCGACCAGTACGGCGCGGCCTGGTCGGTGGTGATGGACCTATGGAGCGCTAGCCTAGAGGGCGCCGCCAATCTGTCGATGGAGGTCGAGGACCAGATCAAGCAAGCCATGGCCGAGGCCCGCCGGCCCTTGCGCCAGCTAGCCGAGGCGGCTAGTATGGCGGCGCCATGATACCCAAGCCAGCGGGCTACGTCTGGGCCGAGGGCAAAATGCGCGGCGGGGTACAGACCATAACGCGCCATCGGGCCGGCTGCGGCGTGGTCTGGCGGGCTCGCTCTAGCCTATACAGTACGGTTTTCCTGCATGCCAAACGGCCGGGCAATCTGCCCTGGTACGTCTTCGTAGACCATCGCTGTGTAAGGGGGGCGAAGGGATGATACCGCTACGAATAGGCCTAAGTAACTTCCTGAGCTATGGTGACGCCGACGTCGACCTGGCCGGCCTCTCCATGGTGGCCCTGGCGGGCGAGAACGGCGCGGGCAAGTCGGCCCTGGCGGTCGATGCCCTAACCTGGGCCCTGTGGGGCCTAAGCCGTGCCCGCTCCGACGACGACCTGGTCCGCGCCGGTGCCAGCGAGTGCATGGTGACGGTAGACATCGCCGTGGATCGCGGAACCTATCGCGTTAGCCGGCGCCGGCACCTGGGGCCGGGCGGCCGCGCCGGTACTAGCGCCCTTACCCTTGAGGCCCTGGAGGGCGGCCGGGCCGTGAAGCTCACGGCCGAGACGATCCGAGAGACCCAGGAGCGCATCGAGGGCGTCCTCGGCCTTGACGGCAAGACCTTCATCAACACCGCCTGTCTAGTACAGGGCCGGGCTGACGAGTTCGCCCGCGCCGGCCCCAAGGACCGTAAGGACCTTCTGGCCGAGATCTTGGGCATCCGGTCGTGGCAGGAGTGGGCGGGCATGGCCCGCGATAGGGGGCATCGAGCGGCTGCGGCTGCGGCCGCCGAGCAATCGTCCGCCGAGGCCTTCCGCCAGGCCCTAGCGGGCGCTGGCGGCCTACGGGCCCAGCTACAGGAGGTGGAGGCCCGCCTAGACGCCCAGGGCCGAGAGGTATCCGACCTAGCGGGCCGCCTGGAGGGCGGCCGTGCCCTAGCCCAGGCGCAGTCTGAGACCCTTAGGATGAGGGGTAGCCTTCGGGCCGACCTCGCCGCAGTGGAGGGCCAGGCACGGGCAGGCCGCATGCAGATCTCCCGGCTTACCGAGCAGCTAGCGGCCATCGCCACCACTAAGCCCGGTAGCCGCCCCCTTCAGTGTCCTACCTGTGGCCAGGACATCGTAGACACAAAGGCCGCCGAGCGGGTAGAGGAGTGGGCGCGGCGCCAGGCCGATCTTCGCGCCCGGCTGGAGGCCGATCTCCTGACCGTTGATGGCGCCACGGACGACGCTGTGATCCGGGCCGGCGAGATACAAGAGCGCCTCAGCGTCGTCGAGGCCGAGGTCGATGGCGTGGGCGACATGCAGGCGGCCCTAAGGGCGGCCGAGAGTAACCATCAGACCGCCGCGGCGCTCCTGGCTAGCTGGCAGGCCGACGCGGCCGGTATCCGGGGCCGGCTCCAGCAGTTAGCGGCGCTAGAGCGGGATCTGGAGCGGGCTGAAGGGCGCGCCGCCGAGGCTTCGGCGCGGGCCGCCGATATGATCCTGCTCGACTCCATCCTGGGGCCTAATGGGATTCAAGCCATGCTCATAGACGCGGCGATCCCCGAGATCGTAGACGAGGCCAACCGGCTCCTGGGCATCCTAACCGCCGGCACGACGACCATTGATCTGAGGACCCAGCGCGCGGGGAAGACAACGGGCCGCGACATCGAGACGCTGGACCTCTTGATCAGCGATGGGCTGGGCATCCGGCCTTACGAGCTCTACTCAGGCGGCGAGCGCTTCCGCGTCGACTTCGCTACCAGGATCGCGCTATCCAGGCTCTTGGCTAGGAGGGCATCGGCGCCGTGCAGGACCCTTGTAATCGACGAGGGCTTCGGGAGCCAGGACGGCCGGGGCAGGGAGGCCCTGATGGAGTGCCTCTCGATGATAGCGGCCGAGTTTGGCCTGATCCTCGTTATCAGCCACGTCGACGACCTGAGGGAAGCCTTGCCCTGCACGATCCTCGTCGAGAAGGGGCCCAATGGTTCGCGGGCCATCCTACGCTAACCGGGGCGCACAACCGCCATCCAGGCCGCGCGGCCTGGGGGAAGGCCATGCGGAACCGCCGCTGGCGCCGGCGCTTTCGGCGCTGGGCCTGGGCGTCCGTCCGCCGGCCATGGAGCCTATGGCCCTTCGGCGGTCTGAGGGGAGGACGCGATGGTCGCTTCTAGCGGGCAGGTCGGTATCTGAAGTGGGCGGCGGCCGTGCTCCTATGGTCGTCAGTGGGCGCGGTCCTTGGAACCGCATGCGGAGGCGCCTATCGACCACCACCTGAGCCCACGGCGGCGGCAGGCCCCGCCTGCATCGCTACGCCGCCTGTGCTATCGGCCGGCGCCCGGATGTGTCTAGGGCATTTCTCCACGGCCACCAGCCGCCCGTTAGACATGCCGGCGCCGGCCCCTACCATCCAAGCCCTGGCGGCCGCGCCCGCCACACCCACGATACCCTTTGCCCCGACGGCCCCTAGCGCCGCGCCGACGACCCTAGGGGCCGCGGCCTTATCCGAGGCCTTCCTGGCCGGCTACGCTGCGGGTGGCGGGCCGCCCGAGCTGGCGCCCCACTTCACCGACGTCGCGATCCCCTGCGAGTCGGGCTGGCGTACGGACCCGCCCGGCTACCACCTGGGCATGCTGCAGTTCGCCCCCGCCACCTGGCGTAAGGCGGCCCGCGCCGGCGCCGACTACCGCGACCCGTGGGAGCAAGGCTTCGCGGCTGGCAACTGGATCGGGCCGATGGGCGTCGACCCCGGCAGTAGGGCCGGATGGGCCGGCTGCTGGTAAGCCTCCTCTCCTAGCTTCGGCGCCCGAGAATCTCGCGAAATAGCCCCACTTTCTCGCCAAAAGGGCTAGCCGCTGCGGCTAGTTTGGCCGATACTATATATGGACATAGGACACGCGGCCAGGGGTAGGCCGGACGCGAACAAGCCCCACAGCAAAGGCCCTAACGCCGAGGCGTACGCGAGCTACACCAGGCGGGGCCGGCCGAGCGGCCGGCCGCCGGACAGCCACTAGGGGCGGGCACGGCAACTAGGCGCGCGGAGGGAACGGGGCCACGACATAGCTAGGCAGACCGAGAACCGAGAGGAGAGGGTAGGGCTGCCTAAGGGGCCACAAGGAACGTAGGTCGGGGCTTCATTAGCCCTGCAAGCCGCGAAGGGCTCCGCTATAGGGTCTAGGGGCGACCGCCGCCCCTACCGATGAGGCCCCGGCGAGGGCCGAAACCCGAAGGAGCCCTGGAATGGATAGTACCCAACTAAGGCAGGCTCAGCAGCTTGGGCGCATCTACCGGCGGGTCGTTAGCCTACTTCGCCAGACGACCGAGGCGCCGGGCGGGAGCATGGGATCACAGACAAGGCGCTGTGAGAAGTGCGCCGGCCCGGTCTTCCTGGCCCTAATCGGCGGCAAGATGCCATGGCTCTACTGCCCGAGATGTGACGGATGAAGGCGGCCCGCCCCTACGGATGAGGCCCCGGCGAGGGCCGTAAGCCAAAGGAGAGAAGGCATCATGGCAAGCCAGACGGCAGACCTGGCCACGGTAGTCGTCGAGGGGACGATGCGGGCAGGGGCCCGGTACGTGGCCGAGAAGCACCTGGCGGTAGACTACGCCGCCGTCACGGCCCGGATGCGCGACATCGTACGCGCCGAGTACGACGAGCTGGTGGCGACCCTGAAGGACGCCCTGGATGGCAACATGGGCGGCCCGATGTACCGCCAGATCATCAACACCTATTGCACGTCCTGGGGGATCAGGGCGGTAGACAACAGGGGGAAATGACGATGGACGCTCACCAAGTACACGATGCCCAGCAAGAGCTCGGGCAGGCCTACCGACAGCGCCGGCTCATAGCCCAGCTTCAGGCCAAGCGCGCCGAGGTGCTTAGGGCATGGGCGCGCCAAGCCGACTTCTCCGATGGGGCATGGCTCGATCCTAACCAGCCCCTCGAGCGGATGTGGCGCCTCACCTACGCTATCGACCGGGCCATCGTCCGGGCCGGCGGGGAGGTCTAGCGATGAAGGCGGCTGCCATGGTAGAGATCGCCGGCCAGGAGTGGGTCCTGGTCAAGACGGTGCCGCGCCAGCAGTTCGGCGCGGCCACGGCCCGCACGATGGAGCATGCGGGGATCGTAGCGCGGCTAACGGTCCGACGGCACGGCGGCCGTACGCTCTACTACGTTAACGATTATGGCGCGGGCGGCCTGGGCGCCGCCCGGCGCACGATCTAGGAGGCTTTCGATGAAACGGCTTGCGGCGGCGTTGCCGCTGCTCACGGCGGCCGCCCTGATGGCCGGATGCCTGAGCCTGCCCGATGGGCTCCAGGTGACGGTCTCGCCGGACGGCTGTACGCCGGATCGATCCTACTGCATGGGCCGGCCCGCCAATTACTACTACCCGCCCACGCGAACGGTAGTGATGGCCCCCGGCCAGGGGCTACCTCAGACGGCCCATGAGGTCTGTCACGGCCACCAGCACGAGGTAATCCTGGAGGCCACGGGCCGGGAGCCCGACATCACCCTATCGCCGTGGTACACGACGGCGGAGGGCGCCGCCTTCCTGGCGGCGACGGGATGGCGGGCGGATGGTGGTACGGGAGACTACGGGCCCACCTTCTACCCGAACGAAACGCCGTGGGACTTCCTGGGCTTTAACGCCCTGGAGGACGCGGCCTGGACGTGCTCCAAGTATCTAACCGATCCCGAGGACCTACGGGCCCGGTCTCCCGAGCGCTACGCTTGGGCGGCCGAGTGGCTGAAGTAACGGAGGTGCGACATGGAGATCGCTCACACGATCCACGGCGGCCCCCTGCGGCCGCGATTCACCAAGCCCGGCGAGCGGGCGCTGTTCCACCGGCTGACCAAGGCCCAGCTATTCGTAATCGCCTATCACTACGCCGCGCGCGCCTGTGGCGAGTACGACGATGCCCTAAGCGACGGGCGGGCACTAGCTGAGCTAGAGACCGAGGTCCAGGCCCACATCGAGTCGGGTACGTTCTAAAACCGGGGGCTCCTGCCCCCAGGCCCGCGCCCATCTGATGATGGGCGGGGACGGTAAGGGCAGGAGGTAAAGACGATGGCCCACCAGTTGGAGATCAAGAAGGACGGTAAGGCCAGCATGTTCTACACGGACTGGCAGACCCCATGGCACGGCCTGGGGGTGTCGGTAGCGGAAGCCCCTACGGGGGCCGAGGCGCGGAAGCTGGCCGGGACAGACTGGGAAGTCGGCATGCAGCCGGTCAAGACCGATGATGGCCAGGTGATCGAAGGCTACAAGGCGGTCCGCCGGCTGACGGATGGCAAGGTGTTCGCGGTCACGAGCGACCGATGGACGCCCTTTCAGAACGCCGAGATCGGCAACTTCGTGGACGATCTCGTAGCGGCCGGCAGTCTCAAGCGGGACACGGCCGGGGCGCTCTACGGCGGCGCGAAGGTGTGGGAGCTGGTCAGGGTGCCAGAGGAGATCACCATCGGCAAGGGCGACGTGGTCTACCCCTACATCCTGGTTTTCAACGGCCACGACGGCCACACGGCCCTGAGCGTCCTGCCCACGACGGTCCGCGTAGTGTGCAATAACACGCTTAACGCGGCCATCGACCGGGCGGCTGGCGTTATCCCCGTCAGGGTCTACCACGTAGGCAAGCTCGACACGCGGCTGGCCGAGGCCCGCCGGGTCCTGGGCATCAGCACCGTCGAGATCGCCACCTTCGCCAAGATGGCCGGCGGCCTGGCGGCCGCCGATGGGCTGCCCCACATCCCGACGCTTCTAAAGCGCCTGTTCCCGGCGCCGGCGAAGGATGCTACGCCCCTGGCCAAGACGCTCTACGAGCAGCGCCGGGCGGACATCGAGGAAACCCTTAAGCGCCAGGTCGGCGACGGCAGCGCGTGGGGAGTCCTCAACGGGATCACGGCCTACGTCGACCATCGCATCCGCCACGCTAAGCGCGACGACCTGGCCGACAGCAGGAAGATGAACAGCGTCCTCCTGGGCCCCGACGCGCGGATCAAGACGGAGGCCGCGCAGATCCTCAGCAGCCTTACGGGCATCTACCAGAACCTCAAGCGGGAGCGCGAAGAGATGATGGTAGCCGTACGGGTCAAGACGGCCGGGCCGACACTATAGATGGGCGGCCATGGAGAGCCAGGGTGCCGGCCCTGGCCCCCGCCTACCGGAGACGGCGGGCGGAGGCTAGGGCCGGAAGGGTACCTAGGGAAAGGGGCGACATACATGAGGGAAGAGTTCGAGCTAGGCCAAGAGGTCGTAGTACGCCGCTCGCGGATGGCCGGCGAGCTGTGGAAGCGGGCCACTGTGGTTAGGCCCCACGCTACCCGCGAAGACGCCTACATTACTTGCGCCGGCGGCCGCAGGGAATACTACGACTTCGTCGAGGTGGACATGCCCATAGTGACAGGGGAAGGCCCCGCAATCGAGCGCCGGCTGATCCTGAATAGCCGGGCTAACATCCGCCCTTACCAGCCGGAGCCGGGGGCCTAGCCCCCGGCGAGCGCCTCGAGGATGACATCGGTGAGGCCCGCTGGAACGGCGGCGAGTGGGAAGTAGATTACTAGCCGGTATGATACCGGCTAGGGAAGGAGAACGGCATGCGAGCAAAGGCAGAGTACGTCCTAACGGGCGTCGTCGGCACCATCCGGGCCGTGGGTAAGGCCCTGAGTGTCGGCGACAGGGACCAGGCCGAGGCCGCCTTCCGGGCGGCCGTAGCCGAGACGGACGAGGTCCTGGCGCGGAGCCGGCTGGCACTCCAGCGGGCCCGGCGCTTCGGGCCGACAGAGGCCGCGCGATGATCGTCTATCGCGGCTTCCGCCGGCACAAGCATGGGCCGGTCGTGACCAGGGATGGCGTCTTCTTCGAGGCCGGCCCATCGCGCAAGGTGTGGGACCATTCCCCCGACGGCTTCGAATGGGGCTACGGGGGATCGGGCCCCGCGCAACTAGCGCTGGCCCTGCTGCTGGACGTCACGGGTAACGCAGACGAGGCCGTACTCATGCACCAGCGATTCAAGGATAACGTAGTGGCCGGCTGGCGCTCCGACGGTAGGTGGGAGATCACCGACGCCGCAATAAGGGCCTGGCTATTGAAGGCCGGCGGCCCACGCCAGGTTTGACAGGCGCTAGCCGGTACGGCTAGCATGGAGGGGCCATGAGTAACGGTACCAAGATACCCAGGGAGCAGGCCGAGGCCGCCGGCGCGCGGGTCCTCGAAGCCATCGACGGCTATGTATCGCGCGCCATGATCTGCGGCTCCATCCGCCGCGGCGTCGACATGGTCCACGACTGCGACATCGTCGCCGTCGCCCATGGCGAAGTCGAGGCGGCCGGTGCCATGCAGACGCTCGAGAACATGGGCGAGAAGATCAGGGGCGGCAAGAAGCTGATGAGCGCCCGCGTCGACGGCGTCCAGGTGGACCTCTGGCTAGTGCCCGAGGAGTCGTGGGGCGCCGCCACCATGTTCGCTACCGGGAGCCCCCAGGTGAACATCCGGCAGCGCCAGATCGCCACACGGAACGGCCTGGTCCTGAACCAGTACGGGCTCTGGCGGGGTAAGGAGTGCATAGCGAGCCGGACCGAGCAAGAGGTCTACGCCGCCCTGGGCATGCCCTACCTGGAGCCGTGGGAGAGGAGCCTGGGATGATGGGTGCCTGCCCCATGGATAAGCCCGAATGCCAACTTCTAGGCCAGGACGGCAACGTGTTCTACATCATGGGGGCAGTCGCCCGTACCCTTAGAGGCGCCGGCCTCGAGGAGCGGGCCGCCGAATTCACCGAGCGCGCCCGCCAGGCCCATGATTACGACGAGGTACTCCGCCTAGTGATGGAGTACGTGGAGGTAGTGTGAACGGCCATCGCCATAGGTGGGGGCGGTGCTGCCCTATCAGCCCCACGGGCGATCCGGGTAACGAAGCGGCGCGCCGGCTAGAGCAGGAGCGAGAGCGGGTCACCCACTACGCCTGCGACTGCGGGGCGATCAAGATGGTCCTGGAGCTCCGTAGCCGGCGCCAACTGCTCTTCCTGGTCACGCGGCCAGCGCCCGGCGGCCGGCGCCTATGGACCAAGCGGGTAGCCCTGAGGAGGGGGCGGGCATGAGCCAGTTTCTCCGCGACCTGGGTGTGTGTTTTGCCGCATGGGCGGTGATCTATGCCTTCGTCCTAGGGGTAGGGGTCGGCCTCGGATGGCTGGCTACGCTGGCGGCACGTTGACAGGAGGAGGGGCGGCCATGAGGCCCTACCTGACGCCTACGCGGCGGCGGGCGCTGGAGATCGTACGCGACGGCGGCCCCATCCTGCCGGGGCACTTCGCGGAGCGGATGTGGCCGGATAGCGAGTGCTGGCGCCACGTTCACAAATGCGGCCCCTACGGGGCCAGCCAAGGCGTCATGATGGCGATGGCCGCCGGGGGCTTCCTGGGCAAGCTGGGGAAGGCCGGCTTGGTCTGCTGGTTCGGCTCGGCTGGCTACATGTTGACCGCGCAAGGGTATGCGGCCCTGGGCCCGCCCCCTTCTTGACCACGGCTAGCCGTAGCGATAGGATGTCGGGGGAGGCAAGGCATGAGCCAGAAAGTAGCAACACCCGCCATGCTAAGGGACTTCCGGCGCGAGTTCGGGCTACGGCAGCCCGACATGGTCCGGGAGCTCGAGGTTAGCTGGCAGGCCATCAGTCGATGGGAGCGCGGCGCCCAGCCAATCCGCCACGCGCGCGTCCTGTACCTGGCCCTCCAGCATCTACGGTATTGCTACCGCCGGCGCGGGCGCCAGCGGCGGGCCTATGGCAAGGTGAAGTCCAAGGCGGCCTAGATGCGCGATGGCCCGCCATGGGCGGTAGTGTCGCCGATCCTAGTGATCGGCGACTTCTGCCAGGATCGCTTCATTCGGGCAGCGGCTTCCCGCTTATCGCGGGAGTGGCCGCTGCCCGTCTTTTGCTTTGGGGGCCAGGAGATCGCCATGGGCGGCGCCGGCAACGTGGCCCGGCAGCTACGGGCCTATGGCGCGCCCGTGATCGAGGTCGAGCTAGCTAGGTGTGTCAAGGTACGAATCCTGGCCGCGATGGCCGGGATGCCTGAGACCGAGGTCCTGCGCCTCGATTACCCGTGGCGGATACGGCGCTGGCGCCGGGGCAGCCCTACGCCCTTCATCCCCGAGGCGCACCCGCCCCTGGGCGGGGTCGTCTACGCCGACTATCGCGGCCTCACCGGCCCGCCGCCAGAGGTCGGCGCCCTGGTCCGCTCGCTGCGCTGCCCGAAGGTGGTCGACGTGCGGCGTGTGCCCTACGGCTGGGATGCCTTCGACGTGCTGAAGATAAACCAGGCCGACGGCCTGCTCGCTGAGTCTTGCCGGCAAGACTACGAGCGCCTAGGCCGCAAGGCCCTAATGGGGGCCGTAGTGACGCGCGGCTCCGCTGGCCATGTCGTCGTGACTGGCGCGGGCCCGGTAGACGTGCCGGCGATGGAGCTACCGGGCCCCGTAGTCAACGTGAGCGGCGCCGGCGACGTCTTCACCGCTACCCTCGTAGTCGCCATGGCGAGCGCCTACGGGCGCTGCGGCTCCTACTCGGCGGCCGACATCGAGCCGGCGGCCCGACTGGCTGGCCTAGCCGCCGCTTTACGGGTCCGCAAGCCCGGCTATAATGTGGCCGTCGCGCCCGAGGAGCTAGCGCCATGGTTGGATTCTGGACCCCCGAAGAGCCCGCCGACTTACTAGAACGGTGCCAGCTAGCCCGTGAGGGCACGGGCCGGATCGTAGGCCTGGTCAACGGCTGCTTTGACCTGCTACATCCCGGCCATGTCCTCTTCCTCCAGGAGGCCGCCCAACACTGCGATAGCCTGGTCGTGGCCATCGACACCGACGCCCAGGTCCGCCATGCTAAGGCCGATGGGCGCCCCGTACGCTCCTGGTACGAGCGCGCCTTCCTGGTCAAGGCCCTTGCCTGCGTCTTCGGCGTTACCCCCATTGACCCCGTGCAGCCCCTAACGGCCGTGCTGGAGGCCCTTCGCCCCGACCTCTATATGTACCGGCCGGGCTCGCCGCCTACCGAGCTGGAGGTAGCGCGTGGCCTGGGCCTGGGCATGCTGGAGCTAGGGCGCCATGGGGCTTGGAGCACGACAGAGGAGATCATCCGATGCGAAAGAAGGCGACTCCGGTAGCCCGCGACCCGCTGCAAATCCGCTACGCGGACCCGCGCACCCTGAAGCTGAACGAGGACAACCCCAGGTGGATGCCCGACGATGAAATGGCCTCCCTGAAGCGGTCGCTCCAGACCTGGGGCTTCGTCGATCCCATCATCGTACGGCGCGAGAACGGCGAGGTGATCGCTGGCCACCAGCGGATCGCGGCCGCCATCGCAGTAGGGCTGGCCCAGGTGCCAGTGATAGACCTAGACGTGACCGCCCTCGACGCCGCTCTGCTTAACCAGGCCCTTAACCGGATCATGGGCCGCTGGGATGAAACCAAGCTGCCGCTCGTGCAGGAGCAGCTACGGCTCGAGGGCGCCGACCTGAGCCTGACCGGCTTCACGTCGGCCGAGCTCGACCTGTACGCCGGCACCGTCGCCGGCGCCCCTGTCCACTCGGCCGCCCGTAAGAACGACAACTTTGCGGCCTTCAACCGTGGTACCGGCGAGTACACGCGCCTAGAGCTAGGCGAGATCCAGATTGCCCTACCGGCCCATGTCTACCATCGGGGCTAACGAGCGGACGTCCGCCGCCTACCGCGCCGACTACGTCGCCTCCATCGTCGGGTACTGGCTAAGCTACGAGGCCGAACAGGCCGGCGTGCGCCTGGTGGACCCGCGGCGGGCCGACATCGTCCTGCTCGTGCATGCGGGCGCCATCAACTTCGCCCCGGCCGCCCGCCGGGAGCTCCGCCGCCATCGCATCGAGCCCGACGCTGGCAAGCGGGCCGGGCCCTACATCATCGCCGGCGGCGCCATCGGCTCTGCGCCCTTCACGTGCATGGAGGTGGCCAACGCCGTAGCGCTCGGCGAGGGCTACGCCTTCGTCCGGGAGCTCTTCCGGCTGGCCGGCACCGGCGCCAGCATAGCCAAGATAAGACAGTGGATAATTGCCTACCCCCATGCCCTAGAGCGGTCGCAGCTCGCCGGCTATCGCCGGGACCACGCCCGCCCCTGGCTCCTGGCGCCTGGTAGCGCCGGCCCTATAGCGGAGCCCGACGCGCGCATCGACTGGTCGGTCCCGCCCATCCGGTCCGACGACAAGGTCGTGCAGGTCATGGCCGGGAAGGGCTGCCCGAACAAGTGCAAGTTCTGCGCTACGTCGTGGGAGCAGCGGTACCAGTACCGCCAGGACGGCGCCTACGCCGTGGGACTCCTACGCCAGCTCAAGGCGAAGGGCGAACGGGTCCGACTGGTCTCCAACGATCCGGCTGCCCTACCCTGGTTTCCTGACATCGACGTCAAGCTGGATGCCCAGAGCTTTACCTTCCGGGCGCTCAAATCGCCGGCGGCCCGCGCCGCCCTCATGCGCACCCGCCCGTCTAGCTGCCGGATCGGGGTTGAGGGACTCTCCTACCGGGAGCGCGTCGCGTACGGCAAGCCCATCCGCAACGATGCCCTGCTGGAGCTCCTGGCGGGCGTCCACGCTCACAAGCTCGACAGCCACCTCTTCTTGATCACGTGCGCGCCGTTCGAGACCGAGGCCGACTGGCAGGAGTACACCGACTTCTACTATCGGCTGGCGCGCGCCATCCCTCGCGGGGTCTGTAGGGTCAAGTACACCACCTTTACCCCCGCGCCGCCGGCTCCCTTAGCCCGCTTCGTGCCGGGCGGAGACCTCCGCCGGCGGCCGGCCCTCTTCAGGGATTGGGTGGCGCGCCACAGCGCCGGGCGGCATATGTTCTCCATCTGGCCGCGCGGCCCTAAGACGGTAGCCGAGCACACATCGGACCTACTCTCGGCCCCCCCCGAATACGTCAGGCAGTGGGTGAACGGTCACGGTACGATGGACCTGGCGCCGACCGTCGAGGACGCCGCCCGCCTGCCGTGGGAAGTGGTCAAGTGGCCCTGGTCGCCAGAGTCACGGTGGAGGGCCGCGGCCGCGTACGCCCGCGCGATGGAGCTTCCGGGGCCGGCAGAGTGAGTCTTGCATGGCGCGGAAGTCTACCCTTACCCGTCTACCCGCGCACCTCATCGCCGAGCGCCGCCAGCACGTCCGGCGCCTAGACCTAATCGGCTCTAGCGTCCCTACCATCGTCGCTACTCTCCAGCACCAGGCGCCCCAACTGATCGAAGCCCAGGCCGACCCTGCACAGACGGTCCGTGACGACCTCGACGCCATCCGGGGCCTAGCGGTAGCGGAGCTAACCGACCTGGGCTCCGCCGCGCTGGGGGCCCGCGCCGTCGTCGACTACATTGGGCTTAAGCGCTTGATCCTTAACAGCGCGATTGCCATGGCGGAGTCGCCGGCCGTCAGACCCAGGGATAGGGCCAAGTTCCTCCAGGTGGCCAACGTGGCGGCCGACGACATCGCTCGGGCCAGAGGCGTACCCGTAGACCGGCCGGCCTTCAACATCAACTTCCAGCAGCAGCTACTAGCCCTGGGCCTACCGCCGGCCATGGTCGACATGCTGACGGCTGGCCCCGCCCGCGCCGGGCCGGCGCCTCTCCTTCTGCCCGCCGGCACCGGTGGCGGCCTCGTCGACGCGCTGACCTTCGCCGTTTCGCCCGACTTCTGCGACCTCGGCTCCATCATGGAGTCCTACCCGATGCAGGAGCGGGTCCTGCGAGAGTTCATGTCGCCCCGGTCGCCCTACCGCGTCCTGGTCCTGGTCTGCGGCATGCGGTCCGGCAAGGGCGTGGTGGGCAGCATCGTGGCCTGGTACGCCGCCTATCAGCTCCTCTCCCTAGCCGACCCCCAACACTACTTCGGCCTGGCGCCCGGCCAGGAAATCCAGATCGTGACGATGGCCACATCGCAGGACCAGGCGAAGCACAACGTCTTCAAACACATCGTCGACCGCCTGGAGAACGGGGGCCCATGGTTCCAGGCCCTACGCGACCAGGCCGAGGTCGTGAGCCTCGAGATCCGCCTACCCAAGAACATCCTGATCCGCTGCGGCCACTCCAAGGCGTCTACCCAGGTGGGCTCTACCTCCTACGTGGTGATCCTCGACGAGCTGGCCCGGATGAAGGACACCGAAGGGCGCGATAACGCCGACGAGGTCTACGACAAGATGGGTGCGACCACGGCCACCTTCCTCGAGGAGGGCAAGGTCCTGGTCTTGACGTCGCCCGAATGGGAAGGCGATAAGAGCATGCGGCTACTGGACGAGGCCACGGCCGACGACGATAGCGGCCGGCCCCTACATCCCGACATGCTGGGCATCCAGCTCGCTACGTGGGAAGCCAACCTTAACTTGACCGAGGACGGGCTGGCCGAGGCCTTCCACCGCGACGCTAACCCCATGGCCTTCTGGCGTGACTTCGGGGCCCGCCCGCCCCTGGCCGCTGAGGGCTACTACCCCGATCCCGGCCGCTGGGACCGGCAGGTCGACCCCGACCTGCGGCACCCCTACGACGAGAACGATCAGCTATACGACTGGTGGGTGCCTTGCTGCGATGGCCGGCGCTTCGTCCATGTCGACCTAGGCGCCAAGCGCGACGCCGCCGGCCTGGCGATGGCCCATGCGCCCGTGCCGGGCTGCCCCTACTACAAGACGGTCCTCCGGGATGGCCAGATAGTCGAAAACCCGCGCGCCCGCGCGGTCGTGACCGACGTTATCCACCGCCTCGTGCCCGGCCGCAAGCGGGAGGTGAAGGGCGAGATCTCGTTCGAGGCCGTGCGCCAGATGATCCGCAACTGGCAGGCGCGGGGCTTCAACGTCAAGGGCGGCCTGGTCTCCTACGACGGCTGGCAGAGCCTCGACAGCCGGCAAATCTTCAAGCGCGAGGGATACAAGGTCGCGGAGTTCTCCCTAGACCGCAACACCGAGGGCCATGATACCCTCCAGGAGCTTCTAAACACGGACCGCCTCGCCTACTACGGGCACCCCGTCTTGCTGAACGAGGCTAAGCACCTGATGCTCCTGCACGGCAAGAAGGTGGATCACCCCAAGGGCGGCTCTAAGGACGTAGCGGACGCCGTCGCCGGCGCCGTCTATCATGCCCTGAAGCGGGGCGGCCGAGTTAGGTTCGTGGGCTAGGGCTTGACCGACGCTAGCCGCTACGGCTATTATGGCGGAGCCGCGCCAGCGCCGGGGGCTGGCGGGCTAGCGAAAGGGGCCGCCCCATGACCATCAGTTCTCTAGCGCTGGCCATCCCGCCGGCCTAGTGCTCGCATCGACCTCGGCAACGCCTAGGGCGATGCTACCGTCGACGTTCCAGTCTACGCCTAGGCCGCCATCGGCTTCGCCGGCGCTAGAGCCATCGCCCGCGGCAACGGCTTCGCCGTCGCTGTCGACCACGACGCGGCCGGCGTCTATGCCGACGCCGGCGCCATCGCTGTCGCTAACGCCGCCGCCCACGTCCCGGTCTTCGCCATCGGTAACGCCGCCGGCACTGCTGGAGGCGTCGCCTACGCTCTCGGCCTTGTTGCCGGCCGCGTCAACGCTGCCGCCATCGCTGCCGGCGCCGACCTCGCTGACGCCATCGCCTTCGCTCTCGGCCTCGCTACCGCTCACGCCGCTGCTGGCGCTGCCGATCCCGCTACTGCTCCCGGCGGAGCCGTCGCCATCGGCCCCGTCACGCCGTAGACCCGGACTGCGCCTATGCCCTCGTTACCGTCGCCGTCCGCTGCTGACGCCTTCGCCCCCGGCACCGCCAACGGCACCGGCTTCGGCCCTGCCAGCGTTACCGTCGCCGCCCCGCCACACTGCTCCCGCCTTAGTCTGCGCCGGCCACTTCGTCACCGTCCGCGGCTGCCCCTTCGCCTTCGTCAACGCCATCGCTGACGCTGCCGGCCTAGCTGCCGACCTCGTCGACGCCCTCGCTACTGCCGAAGCCTGCGCCAATGCCCGCGCCAACGCCCTCGCCACCGCCGAAGCTGGCGCCGACGGCTTCGCCGTCGGCCTCGCCAAAGCCGCCCCGCCGGCCCCGGCAACGGCCTCGCTCCCGCCATCGTCAACGCCCCGCCATCGTCAACGCCCCGCCATAGTGTCCGCCGGCCATGCGGCCCGGCAGAGAGGAAAGCCATGCCGATCAGGATCACGGTCCGCGCCCACTTCGAGAGGGGCTACATAGCCGACCCCTACTGGCCCGAGCGGGAGAAGGTGATCAACATCCTGAAGGAGTCGGGGGCCAACCGGGTCCGGTCTCAGGACCGCCGGGCCAAGGCCCTAGACGACTACCTGAGGGCCCGCAGCATGACGCTTGAGGATCTGCACAGCCTGGAGGCGCTTGCAGAACGGCCGTTCTATACGCTCGACGGGCGTATCATCATCCCGGCCCATCAGGTCCATGGCGCCCTAGCCAATGCTGCGGCGCTCTGCTCTTCTTCCATACGGATCGCCCGCCAGGAGCAGATCAGGACCGTGCTCCAGAGCGGCGATTGGCTCACGGACAAGGGCAAGGAAGACGGCACGTGGGAGCGGTTCGTGGTGGTCAAGAGCGGGACCGGTAAGACGCTGACCAACCAGCGGGCCCTACGCGCTAACCCCTACATCGAGGACTTCGACGCCACGGGTACGCTGACGACGCTCATGGAGAAGGAGCACCTGAAGAAGCTCGAGGACTTCGTTAAGTGGACGGGCCAGGAGATCGGGCTGGGCGCCTCCCGCAAGATGGGCTGGGGCCGGTTCGACGTTATCGGCTTCGAGCTCGAGGCCGCTGCATGAGCGAGGATGCACCGGGAGCCGTGAACCTACGCGATCTGCCGCCTACGCCGGAGCACGACAAGTTCCTCAAGGTTCGTAGTGGGCCGCTCGGTGAACACCTCAGTGGGTTCTACGATTATCTGGCCGAGCTGAGCATTCACCTGATGGTGTGGGCTGAGAGTGACGAAGAGGCTGATTGCGATGGTGGCGTGCTGAACGCGATCTGCCTGGGGGACAGCCGGTGCCCAGCCTGCCACGGTTCGGGCAGAGTTACCCGGCATTTCGAGGGCTACGTATCCGCCGCCAAGACGCCCGCAGAGTTGATCGCAGGTTACCTCGGTATCGACCCCAAGGCATTCAATGACGAGACCGAGGCAGTCTACCAAGCCGTCAGCAGACAGGCCCGCGAGGCCGTGCGGGAGGCTGAGGGGGAAGCATGAGCCCCACGGTCCGGGCCCGGCTCGAGTGGCACCACTTCTACGCCCATGTAGACCTGCCCAAGGGGGAGCTGCCGCCTAGCATCGTGCTGCCGCTGGAGACCATCATGGGCGAGCCGCAAGTCGACGAAGCGGGCTTCATCATCGAAGTCGACAGAGAGGCCGAGCCGCTGCTAGCGCCAGACGAGGGGTGGGAGTTCCGCCTACAACCGACTTGCGACTGTACGCTACGCTACGTAGCGGTAGAGCCCCCCTGGCAGGCCCAGATCAGGAACGCGATCCGCCGGAACGGCTACCGCGCGAAGGAGGCGCCATGCCCGCCCTAAGGTCTACGCTGCTCCTGGCGCTGGTCGTGGCCGCCGTAGGCGTAGCGGTAGCCACGGCCGGCGCCGGCGCCCAGGGGCCGCCACCTAGGCCCCTGAGGATATGCCGATGGTACCCGCACCTGCGGGTCTGCCGGCCCCCTACGCTCTCGCCGTCGCCCACCTCTACGCCATCGGCGACGCCCTCGGTAACGCTGACGCCAACGATGCCGCCCACGTCAACGTCCTCGCCGCCGCCGCCGCCAACGTTGACGACCTCGCCATCGTCGACGGCGCCGCCTACGTCGACGCCAACGCCGCAGCCTACGCCAACGCCGGGGCCGGCCGGCCCCCTACAGGGAGACCTCAACGGCGACTGCGTAGTCGACCTGGTCGACTGGCAGATGATCTACCCCCGCTATGGGTGCGTCTTCGGGCTCCTCTGCTATCGCCCCATGTACGACCTGGAGCCGCCCGGCGGCGACGAGGACATCGACATATGCGACCTCCAATACGTCTACGGCCGCCTGGGCAGCACGTGCGATCACCCGATCCCGGCCGGTCAGTAGTCTTGACAGGCCCTAGCCGAGGCGGCTAGTCTACACGCATGGCGGCCGGCGGCTACCCGACAGCAACCGGGTTGGGGGCGGGGAGGGCATCGCACCCTATGGCCAACCGGCCGCCGCTCTTTATCCCCGCTACCTAGCCCCGCCGGGGGCGACCTATCATGCCGAACCATAGCCGGCTAGAGATTCTGGAGGGCGCGGCCGAGCTCCGAGACAGGGTAGCGGGCATCGTGCTAGCCTACCGTGGGAAGGGTGCCCGCTTGGCGGCCATCGCTACCGCTCTGGGTTACGAGACCTGGGGCCGGGGGGATCGGGGGATGGCGCCGGCGGACCGCGAGCGCATCATGCGAATCCTTAAGGGCCTGGAGAGGGACCACCTGCTCTACCGGGACGCCAAGGGCCTATACCGGCCCTTCGATTGGCGCGAGTACCTGGCGGCTCTTAAGGGGCGCCACGACCACTACCGTCTACGGGCCCGCTTCCTCTACCGGGCCGCCCAGCGGTCGGAGCGGCTTGCCGCCCGCGCCTGGCGGGCCGTCATGGCCGAGCTAGAGCGCATAGCCGGGGAGCACCCCGAGGTCGACATCGAGAAGCTGAGGGACGAGACATGAGCCAGCAGCGCCGCCACTACGAGGATACCGACGTGCCGGAGAGTAAGTCCCAGCAGGATACGCAGACGCTCTTACGCCAGCATGGCGTAACGATGGTCCGTTGGACGACGACCGCAAACCTGATCCGCCTAGAGTTCTCCTGGCCCTATCGAGACCACGAGCTGGGCTTTCGCCTAGACCTGCATGTGCCGGCAAAGGACGCTGCTGGCAATCTCCTAGAGCCGGACCGCCGCGAACAAGAGGCCCGTCGCCTCTACCGGGTCCTGCTCTACCACGTTAAGGCCAAGCTGATCGCGGTAGAGGAGGGCCTGGTCCCGCTGGAGCAGGAGTTCCTACCCTACCTAATCGGCGAGGGCGACCGTACCATGGGCGACGTGGTCCGCGAACAGCTCGCGGCCGGCGCGCTCGCCAACGCGCGGCCCTTGCTGGAGAGCGGTCTGTCCGGCGCTTGAACTAGGCTAGCCGCTACGGCTATACTAGCGCCGCCATGTTACCCGAACCCCTTTACGACCGCGACGCCATCCGCCTCTACCATGGCGACTGCCGGGCGCTGCTGGCCGCTCTTCCGGGCCACAGCGTGAACGCGGTCGTGACCAGCCCGCCCTTTTGGGGGCTGCGGATGTACGACTGCCCCCCTAGCGTTTGGGGCGGAGATCCCGACTGCCGCCACGAGGAAGGGTGGGTAATGATCGCCCGCCGCTACCAACGGGCTAGCGTAGGTGAGCGCTCGACCTTAGAAGGCGGGAGCCAGAGACCCCAGGGCGACGATACGCCGGTGATCATCCCCGAGACGGCTAGCTGCCCGCTCTGCCGCGCCTGGCGCGGCTGGTACGGCTCCGAGCCGACGGTCCCCATGTACATCGAGCACACGGGCGAGGTCCTGAGGGCCTTGCGCCGGGTCCTGCGCCCCGATGGGGCCTTGTGGCTAGACCTCGACGACAGCCGCGGCGCCCATGGGTCGCGGTTCCCTGACAGGCGGCGGAAGGAGCTTGCGGTCACGCCTGGCCGGCGCGCCGCCGGCATTCCTGATATGTCGGTCTGCCTGATCCCGCTGGAGGTGGCGCGGGCCGCCCGCGCCGAGGGCTGGATCGTGCGGTCCGTGATCATCATTCCCACGTGGGTACCCGAATCAGCCCACGACCGCCCTACGGACGCCTACCGCGTGCTCCTGATGCTATCGCCGGCCCATGGCATCACGTTCTACTGGAACGAACAGACCCGCCGGCATGGCCCGACGCGGCCTAGCAATCAAGCCGGCCTGGAGGGCGAAGACTGGCGGTGGGAGAAGGATGCCAGGGGCCGGCCGGTCCGGCGGTCCTACTGGCACGCCGAACGCTACTGGTACGACGGCTATGTGGGTAGGGTACCTAGCACCGGCCGCCAGCGGTCGGAGAGGATCGGCGGCGACCATGATAGGCCAAGCCATAGCAGGGGCGGGCCGATTAGTCCCTCGACCTACCGTAACCTGGGCAACGTGTGGGACGACATCGGGCCGGCAGCCTACCCCGGCGAGCACTTCGCCGTAATGCCCATGGCAGAGGCCGAGAGGTGCATCGGGCTCTCGGTACCTCCTGAGGCATGCCCGAAGTGCGGCCGCGGGCGGGTAAGGATCGTCGGTAGCCGCAGCCCCCGTCACGAGGGCACAGATGGCCGCGGGCAGCCTGACGGACCGGGTAGACTGGCCGCAAAGCGCGACCTCCTACGGGCTAGCGGCGGAGATCCTGATAACCCCTGGCCGGATGCAGAAACCCTCGGCTGGACGGATTGCGACTGCGGCGCCGCCTATGAGCCGGGCGTGGTCCTGGACCCTTTCGCGGGAACGGGTACCACGCTGCTGGCGGCGCAGAACCTCGGCCGGCGCGCGATGGGCTTCGAGCTCTCGGAGGACTACTGCCGCCAGGCCGTTACGCGCCTGACCGTAGGCGACGCCGGCGTCCGCCGCATGGTGGAGGCGGGCCGCGCCGGCGCCCAGCAACCGTCGCTCTTCGAGGAGGCTGGCCATGGCCGGTAGAGGCTATATGCCGCGCGCCCAAACGCAGGAGTGGGAGACGCCGCGCGATCTCTTCGACCGGCTGTGGGAGGAGTTCGGCCCCTTCGAGTGCGATCCTTGCTGCCGCACGGTTCACTATACGGCCCAGCGCGTTCTCGGCGCCGGCGGCCTCGTCTATGTCCCGCCCGGCGGGCTCTTCGGCCAGCGCGACGTGGCGCCCGGCGTCGCGGAGGACGGCCTCCTAGGGCCTTGGCGGGGGGCCGTCTATATGAACCCGCCCTACGGGGAGGTCCTGGCCGCCTGGGTCACGAAGGCCGTGCGCGAGGTCGAGGCCGGCAACGCCCGCCGAGTGGTGGGCCTCGTCCCGGCCCGGACCGATACCCGCTGGTGGCAGCGCTACGTGCTGGAGGCCGCTTCCTGTACGCCGCAAGTGGTTCCCGAGCCGCTTCTAGCGGGCGGCTGGGAGATCGCGTGCCATTCGGCCCTAAGGGTCCTGCGGTTCCTGCCGGGCCGGCTGAGGTTCGGGGGCGCGGCCAACTCGGCCACCTTCCCCTCGGTGATCGTTGTGTGGGAAATGCCATGAGCACGACCAGCAAGCCATGGGATCGCCGCGGCCAGGGATCGCGGGAGTATACCGATGATCAATGGGCCGCCGTGGTCGGTACGATGAAGGGGCGCCACATCGGCCCCGTGTTCCGCATAACAACGGAAGCCCTGGCGGCCGAAACCGACGTGCCGGGCCGGACGATCCGGGCCATCCTAAGCGACGCCGATGGGGCCGAGTTCTGCCTAGGCGGTGGAGACGACGGGCTCTACATCGCCGAGTCGTACGAAGAGACAACGTCGATCACGGGCCGCCTCTTCTCCCAGGCTAGCCGCATGAGAGAGCGGGCCCAGCGCCGGCACGATTACGCGGGCAAGAACCTACCACGACGTCAAGGGCAGTTGATGTGATCGTCTGCCAAGCATGCGGCTGGCGCGGCTGGGTGCCGCTGGCCTTCTGCCCATGGTGCGGCCGGGCCCGGCTGGGCGAGGAGCAGGACGTGGCGGCCAATGACCAGGATACGCTCAACCTGGAGCGCAACTGCCGGGCGGAACAAGAGGGGCTACACCGGAAGGCCCTACGCCGGGCAGGGGGTAACGGGAACAGGAGAGTCGGATGAAGGCGCTTACCCTTACCCAGCCCTGGGCCTCTCTGGTGGCGGCCGGCCTGAAGCTGGTGGAGACGCGGACCTGGCACACATCCTACCGGGGGCAGCTAGCGATCCACGCCGCTAGGGACTGGCCGCCGTGGGCTCGCGGCTTCGCTGAAACGGAGCTCGGGCCGGGCCGTCTTCTGAGCCCGATCCCGCGCGGCGCCGTCCTCTGCGTTGTGGAGCTCGCCGATATGCGCCGTACGGAGGAGATCGCGGCAGCGGTCTCGGCGCTGGAGCGCCACTACGGCAACTTCGCGCCCGGCCGGTGGGCCTGGGTCTTCAAGCCGGGCTCGCTCTTCGTCTTCGACCCGCCGGTGCCGGCCAGCGGCCGGCAAGGCTTGTGGGAAATGGACCCCGCGCGCTTGTTCGGCGCCTACGGCGAGCACCGTGGGCCCGGTCGCAGCTAAGGGCGATGATGTGACCGAGCCCCTTGTCTGGCAGGACGCCATATGGTGCCGAGATCTCGCCCTTGTCGGCCTCTGCCGATGGTGCCGCCAGCCGGTTCAGTACCCGCTACGCTTCTACTGTTCGCCCAACTGTCGCCACCTCTTCGAGGTCAACCATTTCTGGTGGGCGGCGACCGCTGAGGCGCTAAGGCGCTCCGATAAGGCCTGCCGGCGCTGTGGCGGGATGGCCTGGGAGGTCCACCACCAGACGCGGCTAGACGATCCCAGCCTACGGTCGGCGAGCTGCTATAACCACCAATCCAATCTGGAGCCCCTGTGCCTGAACTGCCACCACGCCCACCACCACGCCGCCGGCAACCGGCTAACGCTACGGCAGGCGCGGGACCTGGCCCGGCTAGCGTTGTGGATCGGAGAGGAGGTAGCAGTGTGACCGAGACCATGATCGTGCGCTACCTGATGGCCGGCACCTTCCGGGCTACCCGTCACGCCGAGGGATGCGCCCACCTCCGCCGGGCGCTGAGGGACCAGGAGCGGGCCCAGAGCCAGCGCTGGCCGGGGGGCGGCTACGATGCCCTCCTAGTCATGACCGAGGGGCAGTACGCGGCCGCCGGCGGCCGGCCCCCACCTAAGGACTGCCGCTGCGTCGACAAGGCCACGATAATATCGCCCGATTACGGACGCGGCGCGACGGGGGAGGAGCCTTGACCTTGGAGCCGTCAGACTACCCGGTGCGCTTCCCCTTTACCGAGCCCCCGGCGGGCTACCCGCCGGCGATAGCATGGGCGCGGCACTGGTCGCTGCCTGTGCTCTCCCCCGCCGGCCGACGCCGCGCCCTCCGCTGGGGCGCCTGGCTACGCCGGCGCCACCTTGCCATCCTGGCAGAGCGGCGGAGCGAGCGCCTAGGCGCTCTAGCGCGCCTGGAGGCGACCGCTCGGGAGCATGGCGTCGCCGCGCCAGCGATGCGGTATGCCAGGGGTCGCCCTCGGTGAAGAGGCCGCTGCGGCCCGGTAGCGTCGAGGCCTGGGCCGCCGAGATGCAGCGCGCCCTAGCCGTCGACGGCGGCGCCAGTCTCCTAGGCGTCTACGGCCTCAATAGCCCCTTGGTCCGATGGCTCCTAAACAAGCGCTCCGACCTGCTGGCGCTAACCCCCGGCCAGGCCGCCAGGCCCCGTGTCGCCTATCGGTGCCCCATGCCCGGCTGTGGCCGGCCGATGGTCTTCCGCGCCGGCGGCTGGACCTGCTACGCCCACGACCGGCCCTTTCGCCTAGCGCCGGCGCTGGTAGAGAACGGACCCTTGCCGCCGCCCTGCCTGGACGTCCTGCGGCGGCTAGACCAGCCCCTAGATTGGCAGTACGATCCGCTTGCCCGCCAGTGGACGGTGCGGGAGCTAGCCCTGCCAGGCAGACGGCGTCGACCATTTAGGCAGGCGGGCCCCCAACCCCGCCCCACGAAGGGAGCCGCGCATGGTAAGCCAGGTGGCCGAGGAACGCGCTAAGGGCCACGGCCCGGACCCGAAGGCCAAGGGCATCAGGGAGCCGGCCTTCCTGGTTCGTAAGCCGGCGGCCTTCTTCGATGCCACGGCTCTAACGGCGCCCCAATGGCGCCGCGTCGTCGGCATGGCCCCCGTCGTGCGCTCCTGTATCCAGACCCTCGTTATGCAGATCACGGGGCTCAACTGGTACATCGAGAGCGAGGACGAGAAGCTGGCCGAATACTTCACCCTGGTCCTCAACAGCTCCGACGATGGCGCCGGCTTCGAGAACATGATCGCCCGCGTCGTCGAGGATACGCTGACGGTACCCTTCGGGGGCTCCTGGGAGATCGGCTCCTACCGCGACGATACCGTCGCCTGGCTAGGCCACCTGGACGCCAGCCTCATGCGCCCCACCAACAGCAAGGACTACCCCTTCGCCCAGGTAAGCCCATGGGCGGGGCCGCTGGAGGTGGTCCTGTTCACGGCGGGCGAGGTCTCACGTGTCATGTGGCAGCCCCAGACCAGCGTGCTCGCCTATGGCTGGACCCGCACGCCTGTAATGGACTGCCTACCCGCCATCCAGGGCCTTCTACGCTCTGACCGCTTCTGGCAGACCCTCCTAACCGACAACCCGCCGCCCGGTGTGCTAGACGTGGTCGGCTGGACTGAAGAGGAAGCGACCGAATGGCTCGAGGGTTGGAAGACCATGGTGGCCGGCATCGACGCCCTGAAGGTGCCGATCCTCTACGGCCGGGAGAAGGGGGAGGCCGCCAACTTCATCAACTTCGGCCAGACCGCTACCGAGGCCCAGCTACCCGAGCTGGTCAAGCGCTACGCCGAACTCGTCACGGCGGCCTTCGGGATGAACGTGGGGGATCTCGGCCTCTTCGGTCAGGAGCTACGGCTGGCCGGCGCTACGAAGCTGATCGAGCTCTCGAAACGCCAAGGGCTTGCCCACCTGCTACGCCGCATAAAGCAGCGCGTCGACAACGACGTGCTGCCCGACCTCTGCACCTTCAAGTGGGAGGACATCGAACTCGAGGACACGGTCCGCCGGGAGTCGGCGCGTAAGCTGGGCGCGGACCGGCTCTCCATCCTGGTTAGCGCGGGCATCCTAAGCCCCGAAGACGGCCTCCGCCAGGCGTATGAGGATGGTCTGGTAACGGTCGAGGTCCAGGCGCCAGCGCCCGCTCCTACGCCGGCGCCGGCAAACGAAGAGCCGACGGGCGACGAGGGCGTGACCAGTAGCGGCGAAACTAAGGGCCAGAAGGGCCAGCGCCATCGCCCTTTTGGCGACGCCCTGCATCGGCAGGGCGAGGACGAGGCCCCGCCCCCCCGAGCCTACCCCTTTACTAGCCCGGCTGCCCGAGACCTGGGAAAGCTCGTCGGGCCCTGGATCGCCAAGATCGGCGGCTCCATTACGCGGGCCCGGATCGCGCCCCTCCTGGAGGCGGGCATCGTGGCGGCCGACGCGGCCGGCGGTGAGGCCGCCGCCATCGCCCATCGGGCCCGTACGCCTAGCCCCGCCGAGGCGGCCATCGAGGAACTGCTGGCTAATCAGTCATGGTGGCGGGCCCCTGACATCGCCGAGCGCGTGGCGGCCGTTCTCCAGCTAGCCTACGCCGAGGGCCTGGTCCAAGAGGCCGGCGTAATCGAGAAGGAACTGGTCGCAGCCGGGGTAATCCCCGAGCCGCGTGTGGTCCCGACGGTCGCCAAGATCACGGACCCGGTAGTGCTGAAGGAGCTAGACGGCCGGGCCTACGGCCTTATCAGCAACGTCGACCGCGGCACAGACTTCTACATCCGGCGCGAGGTCATGGCTGGCGTCAAGAAGGGCCTGCACGCGCCTCAGATTGCCCGCAGCATCCTAATCGACGACGTCCGTAGGGGGATCATCGAGACCTTCCGGGGCCGGGCGCTCTCCATCGTCAACACCGAGATCAATTGGGCCCAGACCCAGGCAGCCTTGAAGCAGCAACGCGCCATGGGCCTGACCAAGCGCCGCTGGCGGGTCGTGGCCGCCGTGGCCTGCGACATCTGCAAGCGCAACGCCGCCATGGGGGCCATCGGCCCTACCAAGCACTTCGACTCGGTCTTCGGCCCATGCGATGGGCCGCCGGCGCACCCCCAGGTTTGCCACTGCTGGATCACCTACGACAAGAAGGAGCTGCGCGCGCTAGCCAAGGCGGCCGGCGCCCCGGCCTACTATACCGGCGCCGCCCCCTAGGTTTGACAGGACTAGCCGCAACGTCTATCATGGCCCGCGAGGCGTGCCATGATCTCACTACCGTCCTCGGCGCCGATGGCCTTACCGCCCAAGCTGCGCGTGGCCATGGCCGTTGTGACCTACGACGCCCCCCGCGTCTGCGGGGCCGCCGACATCAGCGCCGCCGGTTCCTACCTGGTAGCCCTGATCTGTACCGCCTGCCATCCGCCCTACGAGTCGGGCCCGCTCTCGGTTGCGGCCGAGAGCGCGGAGATGGCCCGAGAGCGCGTCATGCGCCGCCATGCCGAGGAGGTCCACGGATGGCTCCCGTCCCTGCTCACCAGCTAGCCGACCTGGCCGTGGATGGGCTGGTCAACGCCCAGGTGACCGCCATCATCGTCGATAGCGACCTATTCGACCCCGTACGCGCCGCCGGCGCCCGTTACCTACCGCCCCCCTTCGACGAGCTCCTAAGCTGCTACCTATGTACCGGCACGTGGGTAGGCGTCTTCCAGGCCGCCCGAGCCGGCGGCCGCCGAGATCTCCTCCGCCGGGCCCTCGCCATAGCGTGCGCCGGCCGCATCGTCCGCGCCCTTACGGATCATCCGGTCTAGTCTAGCCAGGTTCAGCCATGGGTCGGGCCTGGAGGCCCCGGCGATAGCTGGGGCCTCTGGGTTTGCCCGCGTCGACCATTAGGGTGAGATGGCGAAGCGTCTAGCTACCCGACCATACTCCGGGCCCAGCGATAGTGGCCTCCCCGACAACGTCAAGGGGCTGCCGGACCATGCCCGCGAGATCTGGGTCGCGGCCTTCAACTCCGCCTGGGATGGCTGGTCCTCCGACAAGACGGACCTCACCCAAGAAGGCTACGCCCACGCGGTAGCCTGGGCTGCGGTTAAGAAGCTCTACAAGAAGAACGCCGAGGGCGCGTGGGTGAAGCGCAGCCTGGCATGGGAAGGCCAGGGGCGCATCACCAAGGTCTGGCGGTCCGCCGATGGCGCCCACCACTGGCGCGCTACCGTCATGGACGACGGCGTCGACTGCTACGCTACCCGCATGACGATCGACTTTCAGGACGACGTGTGCCAGCGGGCGGACGCCGGGCCGATGCCCTGGTTGGGGATCGCTCACTACGGCCGCCAGAGCCAGATCGGCGAGGCGACGCGGCTCTACCGGGATGGGCGCTTTGTCAAGGCCGAGGGCGTCTTCACAGTGGAGACCGGTAACGCCCTCCAGCGCCAGCTAGCGCGGGCTGCCTACGAGGCGGCCGAGTCTGAATCGGACCTACTACCAGCCCACCGGGCCATCGCTACCAGCCAGGCCTTCTACCCCGAAGCTCACGCCGTTGAGGACTGCGGGGTCCTGGCCTACACGCGCGGCCGGATGGATCACATCGCCCTGACTACGAGGCCGGGCAACTCGCGCGCCGACTTCGGCGTAGAGGAGGACGAGATGCGCTCTAGCAAGACCCGGCGGGACCTGCGCCGCGACGACGCCGCCGCCATCGTGGGGCCCGACCTGGCCAAGGCGCTTGACGCTAGCCAGCAGGCTAAGCGCAGCGCCGCCGGCGACGACGAGGACGACGACGGTCTGATCTACCGCATGGCCGCCGACGGCACGGTGGAGCTTACGGGCGATGCGGACCGTACGCCGCCGGCCGAGCGCGACGCCGCCAACTTGCGCGATTGGGCGGAAGCCATGGAGGAGGTCGAGGTCCTAGCTGGCGCTGGCCATCGCCAGCCGGCCGACGTAGAGAACGCCCGCGCCTTCTTCCGCCACCGCCTCGGCGACGGCACGATCCACAAGCCTACGCTGGCAGAAGCCCGAGCCATGTTCGCTGAGGAGACCGCCCTAGCGGGCGCCCTCTTGCGCGCTACCGGCGAGACCAACTTCGCCAAGGCCATCCGCGCCGTGGTATCCGACCCTGACCAGGTCGGCCCGGCGCCAGCCCCGGCCCCAGCCGCTAAGACGCGCGCCGGCCGCCGGGTAAAGGCAGAAATGCTCGACAAGGCGAAGAAGGCCATGGAGCAGGCGAAGTCGGCCGGCGATACGATGAAGGAGTTCGTCGCCTGGGCTACGCAGAACATGCCAGCCGACACCAGCAGCCGCGCGATCCACCGTAGCCTGGCGGCCGATGCCGACTACCGGGCCCAGGTCACGGAGAGGTGGGGCGCCGAGCCCGACGACTCCGTAATCGAGACCATGAATACGCATGCGCTCGTGCAGGCGGCCTCCGAGGCCGGCTACACCTTCATCGACATCGTCATTGCCAACATCCAGGCCGAGGACCTAGACCAGTCAACGCGCCTGGCTAACGTCCAGAGGGCCTTGAACGAGTTTGGACAGATCATCGCCCAGATCATCGCCCACGTAGCCGCCCAACAGGAGCCCAGGTCGAGCGGAGCAGCCGCGGGTAACGGCGTAAAGCCGGATGGTGCAGGTGGAGCCGCCGCAGCGCCATCAGGCGGGCCGGACCCGGAGGCTCGGGCTGCCGTGACCGCCTCGCTGGAGGACATCGACGCCGCCCTAGACGGCGGCGTCACCCCGGACGAGATGCAGGGCCTGCTAGAGCAGCTAACCGAGAATCTGCGGCGGTGTCTACCTCCCCCGCCGGCCGCCGATGGGGCGACGGTGGAGATTCTGGCCCGCCTACGGGCCATCGAGGACCGGATTAGCGCCGGTCCGCCCCCGGCAGATCCGCCGCCGGGCGATGAGCATAGGATGGGCCCGCCCGCAGCCCCGCCCCGTCGGAAGGGGATGCTGCCAAGGCTAGGAACCGACGTCTTGCGCCAGCGGCGTTCGGAGGAGCGGCCCGGCCCTTACGGCTGGTCGCCCAGCCAGTTTGCCCATGGCGCCCATCACCGCGCGGCCTTCGACCCACGCGAGTAACAGGAGCTAGAGACCGATGAAGTACGCAGGTCCACCTTTCGCCCCGCACCCCGCTCTCCGGGCGCCCAATATGTTCGGGGGCGGCGGTGTGGAGCCCGCGTTCTTTGGCACCGGCGCCTACCGGACCATGAGCTATGACCAGTGGAAGGACGAGCAGGAGCGCAGCGCGGCCCGCGATGGCCGGCGCGCCCACCTTCCGCCGGCCGACCGCAACGGCGTACCGCTCGACATCGCCCACTACGCCAGCCAGGACGAGCTCCTGGACTGGGCACAGAAGATCGTCGCCCGCCATGCGGAAACCGACGACCTCCAGAAGCGGGCCACCGCGATCGAGGCCAAGATGGGCGACGACTGGAAGCGGGCCGTAGCGTCGGCCGACCCGGAGGCCATCCGGGACGTCGTGCGGGCCGCCACGCTCCAGCTACGGGATACCGATCCCAACATCTGGCCATCGCCTACGCCGACGCCGGGCGACTTCGCCAACGAATTCGGCGTACCGGTGGACCCCACCGAGATCATTGCGCTGTGTGAGGAGCTGGGGCTCTACACGGCGCTACCCGAGATCACGGATGGCTCTCGGGTCGACTCCTCGCGCCAGATCAGCCAGCTAGAGTTCGCCTCTGGCTGCGACTCGTGCGCCTTCACTCCGGGCGAGTGCCCGGAGGACTTCGTGCATGACAGCGAGGCCATCAACGTCACCAAGCGCCACTTCGGGGTCAAGAAGTCCCTGACGGAGTCGGACATCCGCCACAGCATCGCGGCCATCGCCGGCGGTGTGGGCGTCAACCAGCTCATCGGGGCCTTCAACGACCAGGGCCTCCCCGGCGAGAAGGACGTGGCCAGCCTCATCAGGGGCGGCGTCGCGGACCTGAAGGAGAAGGAGCTTCGCCTGGCGATGATCCTTGTCCTCAACTGCTGGGACGACCTCCTGGTCAACGGCGACAACGTCACGAACCCGCTGGAGTTCGACGGGATCTCGAACGTAATCACCGCCGCTAACGGCGCCCGCGCCTGTCCCACGTGGATGTCGGGCACCTTCAGCGCGGCTACATTCGACCGCTTCCTGTCCGCCGGCTGTGCCAGGCCGCAGGCCATCATGGGGCACCCGACGGCCCTGGCGGAGATCGCCCTGGGCTACTACGCCATCGGAAGCCAGACCGTGTTCTTCGACAAGAACGAGGGGATCGTGCCCGGTCTCAACTTCGCGTCGACGATCATGGCCGGCGTAGGGCCCATTGCCCTGATCGGCGACACCCGCTTCCCCCGCGCGGCCGCAGGCGACGGGGCGTTCGATACCATCGTGTATCCGGTCCGCCTTACCCACAACGGCGAGCCCCTGATCTACAAGGCGACGCAGATTCCGCTGAGCGCCAAGGACCTGACGCCCGGCTGTACCTCCGTCGCGTTCGAGATCTGGGCGGTGTCGGCCCTTGTGGTCAAGGCGTTCTGCGCGCAGGCGCTTTGCCAGATGCGCTTCAGCGGCCTGATCGACGATGGCTGCACGTACGTCCACCCGTGTACGCCCACGGACCTGCCGAGCCGTCAATAAGCCCTGGACCCCAGCAGGCCGGGTTGCCGAGGCCCCCTTCACCGGGGGCCTCGGCATGTGCCTTGACATCACGGCGGGCCGCAGCGTACAGTCGGCCCGATGGTGAAGCGGCGCCGCGGCGTAGAGCAGTGGCAGCTCGTCGGGCCCATAACCCGAAGGTCGAAGGTTCGAATCCTTCCGCCGCCACCAAAATGACGACGACGGTCAAGCATTCAGGAGGCCCCGATGCCAGAGAAGACCCCCGCGAAGGCCGCCCCCAACGCCCAGCCTCCCGCTGAGGAGGTGCAGGGCGAGGTCCTAGAATCCACCGGCACTCTCGAGAACGTCCTTCAGTCGCTCACGCGGGCCTTCGAGGCCTTCGTCGGGGCCGCGCGCACGCCAGCCGACCTATCGGCCTATCGCTCGGTGAACGCCGCGCGGGGCCTCCAGGAGTGTCAGGCCCTTCTTGACCAGGGATGGGATATCATCCACTCCGACTACTGCGAGGAGGTCCGCCGGCGCGGCGGCGTGGGGAAGCAGGCGTCGGTCTTGGCCTGGACGCCCTACTTCATCATGGGCCGGCGCGACACGATGGTATCCCAGGACCGCGCGGCGATCCTTCTATTCGAGAACCAGCGAGCGATGGCGTCGGGCGTGCCGGTTGCCGACGACGAGGCCGCCGCTGACCCGGAGCAGGCCGCCGGCGATGGGGCTAGCCCGGCCCAGCCTGCCGATCATATGGACCCCGCCCGGCCGCGAGGCCGCGTCGTCACTGCGGCCGGGCCTAGGTCCATCGGAGCCGAGGGCATGGGGGCCCTACGGGGCAGATAGGAGAAGCCGTGAGCGACATTAAGCTGGGGGATAAGGTCAGAGACCGGATAACGGGCATGGAGGGCGTCGCGCTCGGCCGTACCCAATGGCTCTACGGCTGTGTGAGGATCGCCGTCCAGGCTACGGTCCTCAAAGACGGCGTATCGCAGGCCATGGAGTGGATTGACGAGCCCCAACTGGAGAGCCTAGGCGCATCGCCGGCCGCCGAGCGGTCTGAGGAAGGTGATCCGGCCGGGCCTCGGGCCGATCCCTGCCGTGCGCCCGAGGGCGACAGGGGTAATCCGCCCCAGCCAGTCACACGAGGGGGCTAGATGCCCTGAAGGGCCCATGACCGTACGGCTCCGCTACCGCTTCTATGGGCCGGCGACCGTCGGGGCCAAGAAGCCACTGCCGAGCGGCAAGGTCTACCACATAGCGCTGTGGGCCGAGCGGATCATCGACGTAGACGAGGCCGACGTGGAAGTCCTGCTGGGGTTTAAGGGCGAATGCTGCACAGGCGGCCGAGGTAAGGTGCCGCTCTTCGTGCTCGACGAGACCGAGGCGCCCTAGGTGGGGCGCCTCTACCTACTGCAAATGTCCTGGGGCCTCGGCGACGTGCTCTGCTGCACGCCCGCCATCCGGGCCCTCAAGGAACGCGAGCCCGACTGTACCATCCTCTTTCAGACGATCACCAAGGGCCGTCACCATGTAGAGTACGACCCGCCGGGGGGCGCACCCGGTAGCGGCGGCGCCCCCGACGAAATGCTCTGGTATAACCCCCACATCGCGCGCATCCTCGACGTCCAGGATCGCCCGCCGCCCGGCGCAACGGTCGTCGAAATGTACTACGTCAAGTATGGCGGGCCAGCGCTAGACCGGCCCCTCCAGGGCCGCTACTTCGACTGCCTGGGCCTACCGTGGAATGAAGAAACACGCTTCGACCTTGACTACTACCTCCAGGACCACGAGCGCGCGGAGGCCGATGCGATGCTGGCGGCCGGCGCCGCCGGCGCCGAGGCCTACTGCGCCCTGACGCCCCGCGTCGGCTGGCCGGGCAAGATGTGGAATGACGAAGGCTGGACCTACATCATCGCCCGGCTACATGAGAGCGGCTGGACGCCCGTCGTCCTGGCCGGCCGGCATCTCCAGGGCCGGCCATGGTCCGATGCCCTAAACCTCTCCGGTACGCTCGACATCCGCCAGACCGCCGGCGTCCTGGCCCGATGCGACGCCATGCTTTGCACCGAGGGGGGCCTAGCCCATCTACGGTTCGCCTTGGGTAAGCGGGCCGTGGTCCTAACGTGCGCCACCTCCTACAAGGTCCAGGTCTGGGCGCCGCCCGAGCTCATGACCGAGCTCCGCAACGCCGAGTGGTGCGAGCCGTGCATGTGGCGCTTCGGCCATGTGGAGGGCCGGCCGGGCGTAGCGCCGGGCAACACTCACACGTGCCCGAAGGGTAGAACGCTCCGCGATCTGACGGGCCAAACGGTGTGGGAGATACTGGGGGAGCGCCTAAAGCGCCTACCATGAGACCAAGACCGCCTAGGGCCATCCACGTATCCTGGCTGAAACGGGCCGACGGAGAGACCGGCGGCGTCGAGAAGTTCGCCGCCTATCTGAAGAGCGCCCTGGCCGAGCGGGGATGGGAGGTCCTGATCATTAGCTGGCGCGACATGCCGGGCTACGAGCGCTACGACCACCAGGGCGTGAGTAACCCCGACAAAGCCTACATCCTAGGCGCCTGGCTAGATGGGCCGGCCTTCGGCGTCGCGTACGACGTAGCGGTCAGTGACGGGTATTGGGGGATCGGGATCACGAGCCGGCCCGTCGTGCCCGTCGTCCATGGCACCTGGGCGGAGATGTTCGCCCGAATGGGCATGCGGCCTACCGACGAGGTCCAGCGCCAGGGCGAGGCCTTCAACGCGCCGAACGCCTACCCGGTAGCGTGTAGCGCCGCCTCGGCCCGCGAGCTCCGCCGACACTATGGCCGGACCGCCGTGGCCACGATCTGCCACGGCATCGACCTTGCCACCTATCACCCCAGGGATGAACCCCTACCGCCGGGCCCGCCGTGGCTAGTGCTGGAGGCCGCAGGCAAGAACGCTAAGAAGGGGGCACGCCTAATCCCCTCCATCGCTCAGATGCTCGGCTGCGACTACCAGGTGGTCTACCTCAACGCCGCCGTGGGCCAGGAGCCCGACGCCTTCCGCGCGGGCCATGTCTTCCTGCACCCCACACGTCACGAGGGCAACGCCTACTCCTGTCTCGAGGCCCTGGCGACGGACCTACCGATTGTGACCACGCAGGCGGGGATTTTCGAGGACATCGCCTATAGCCCTAGCGGCCAGACGGTCGTCGGGTATACTCTCCCCATAACAGCCCGGCCTGAGGACTTTGCCCATGCCGTACGGCTAGTATGCCGGGAGGTGGAGACGGGCATCATGCGAGGGGCGCCGCGTCTATGGGCCGAGAACCACGCCAACATGACGGCCTTCGCGCATGCGTGGGATCGGCTTCTGCGGGAGATCGCTAGTGGCCAGCCCTGACCGGTTCGAGCTCTGCTTCACCGTACCCTACCCGCCGAGCGGCCTTCTACCGAACAGCCGGGCCTTTTGGGGCGCCAAGCAAAAGGCCGGCCGCGAATACGCCGACCTGGCCGGCATGATCATCATGGCCGCCATGAGGGAGGCAGGCCTGGCCCTACCGCGCCCCTACCTTCACGGGCTCCTGGCCACAACCCACCACTTCACACGCCATCCGGCGGACCCCGATAACTGTGTAGGGGCGCTAAAGCCCCTGATCGATGTCCTCCAGGCCGTGACCAAGGCCAGCGGTAAGCGCTTCCGCCTGGGCATCATCGAAAACGACCGCTACCTGGAGGTCGCGCAGCCGGGCCGGCGCGGCTATAGCCCGCTAGGGAAGGTGATCGAATGCAGACTCCAGTTGTGGTGAGCCCGGAGACGGGCCTGACCGATGCCGAGGAAGCGGTAATGGATACGCTGGTAGCGGCCGCCGAGGGCTACATGAGCCTGCCCGTCCAGCACCCTACGGAACAGGCCGAGTTCGTCGACGCGATCCACCGCTGCCAGGACCTCATGGCGGTTAGGATCGCCCGGCGCCTATACCCCCAGGGATGGGCCAGCTATCAAGAGGAGGGGCCCCGTGAGGATCTGGCTCCAGTCTAGCGTCTTCGCGCCTACGCCAGCGGCCAGCACGGCCGCCCTGGAGTACCTTGTGGCCAAGATGGCCGAGCATCTAAGCCGGCGCCAGCATGAGGTAACGCTCTTCGCCCTGGACGGATCGGCCGTACCCGGTGTGGCGCTGGTCACGGTACCGCGCAGTCGCACGCCATGGGCCGCCGAGACCATCGTGGTAGATCGCATGGAGCGCCGGCGACGGCCGGACGTCTTGTTCGACCATAGCCGCTTTGAGCTAGCCCAAAGCCGCTGGCCCGCCTTGCCGGCGGTCACGATGATCCACGGGAACGAGCGCATCGAAGCCCACGCCCGCAACCTGGTCTTCGCCTCCCTGGCCCACGGGCGCTGGCACGGTAGGGTGGAGCCGGTAGCCCTGCCCAACGGAGTAGAGCCGGCCGACTTCCGCGTGGGCGGCCCCATGGCCGGCCGGCACGGGGCTCTCTGGATGGGGCGGATCATCGCCTTCAAGCGCCCCCACCTGGCCATAGACCTCTGCCAGCGGGCCAGCGTACCGATCACCCTAGCTGGCCCCGTTGTCGACACTAGCTACTTCGGCGCCTACATACGGCCGCGGCTTAAGCCCGAGGGATGGGGCGACTACATCGGCGAGGTGGCCGGCGAAGAGCGCCTACGGCTACTGGCGGAGTCCTGCTGCCTGCTCATGACGTCGGAGGCCCAGGAGCCAGCGGGCATCGTGATGCACGAGGCCATGGCGTCAGGGACGCCGGTTTATGCCTTCAGCCATGGGGCTAGCCGGGAGTTCGTGGTCGATGGCAAGACGGGCTACCTGTCCTCCAGCGAGGAGAGCTTCGAGGCGACGCTACGCCTGCACGCCTGGGAACGGATCGATCCGGCCGCCTGCCGGCGGCACGTAGAGGAGAACCTGAGCGTTAGCGCCATGGCGCGTAAGGCCGAGGCGCTCCTGGCCGCCGTAGCGGATGGAGCCTCATGGTGACGTTTGACTACGCCTACTCGCTGGCCGCCGAATACTTCCCCGGCCTTCCCCGTGATGACTTTGACGCTTGGACGGATGATTACTCTCTGGCGCGCCTAGAGTGGGATGCCATCGTGGGGCCCAAGCCGAGGCGCGCCTGCGTAGAGCGCTTCTACCGCGACGGCTACGGCCTCTTGATCCACCTCATGCGCGACCTGGTCCCCGTGGGTACCTGGGGCGCCCTGGAGGACCGGGCTAACATCATCCATCAGCACTTGCAGCGGGCGGCGTTCAAGACCGTCTTGGACTTCGGCGGCGGCATTGGCGGCACAGCCCAGCAGCTCGCCCGCTGGGGCTACACGGTCGGCCTGGTCGATGTAGGCCCTACCCTGGACTTCGCCCGATGGTATGCGGTCCGCCAGGGCCTATCTATCTTCACGTACGACCATCTGCCGGCGATAGGATGGGAGGCCATCGCGGCTCTGGACGTCCTGGAGCATTGCTGGGAGCCGGTCCCGCTACTGCAAGAGTTCTGGTCTCGGCTACCGGCCGGCGGTCTGGTTATCCTGACGCGCCACAGCTTCAAGGAACACCCTACCCACCTGCCCCGGACGTTCTGGCTCTTGGAGGCACTAGATGGCGCCCTGGATCAGATGGGCTTTGAGCTCGTAGGCGCGCCCGACCCCCATTACGGGATCGGCGCCTGGCGGAAGAGGGGGACGGGATGAGAGCTGAGGTCATGGCCTGGATGGAAGCCGCCGTCGAGCGCTACGGGCCCGAGCCGCCGGTCCTCGAGGTCGGCGCCTATAACGAGAACGGCACGGCCCGCCCGCTCTTCCCCCAGGACGGCTACCTGGGGATCGACATCCGGGCGGGGCCCGGCGTCGACATGGTGGCCGACATCTTGGAGAGCGAGTTCCTCAACTTCGGGACGGTCTACGCCTGCGAGACCCTGGAGCACGTGCTGGAGCCATGGCGAGCCCTCGAGGTCATGTTCTCGGCCCTCCGGCCGGGCGGCCTCTGCCTGGTGACGTGGTGTTTCAGCTTCCCCATCCACGCGGCCCCGCGCGACTTCTACCGCGTTACCCCCTACGGCCTGCACTACCTCATGGCCCGCGCCGGCTTCGAGGAGATCGCTGTCGAGACCGCTGGCACTAACCGCCCGGCCGGCCGCCCGCCTGCCGAGCAAGACTGGCAATGGCCCGACATGGTAGCGGCTTCGGCGCGGAGGCCGGCATGACGTGGGCCGAGATGCAGGCTGGCGAGCTGGAGTGGTGGCGCGCTTTCCTGGCGCGCCCTAACGCCCTGGCCCGGCTGTTTGCCCTCTACGGCTACCGCTACCTCTCCTACTTCTTCCCCGAGTTCGACGACCTGGGCGACGTAATCGACTTCGGCTCGGGCCCGGTGTCGGCCGCCTACATCGCGGATCGCCCCCCGGCCACGGTCACCTCTATAGACCCGCTCCTCGGGGCCTACCGGGCCGATGGCCTAATCTACGGCTCGCCGCTGGCGCCCGAACGCATCCCCGCTGGCGTCTTCGACACGGCCCTCGTCTTTAACGTGCTTGATCATGCCGATGATCCTGCCGAGCTCCTGGTAGCTGTAGCGGCCAGCCTGAAGCCGGGCGGCAAGGCCCTCGTGTGGGTACACGTCGACGCTCTGCCGGACGGCCTACATCGGATGGTTAGTGAGGACCACGTACGGGAGTGGCTACGCTGGGCAGGGCTGAGCGTGGTCCGAGACTGCCGGCGCATGCGGGGCCATGGTGGGCCCGATGAATACCTGGCCCTGGCGACGCGATGAACCTGTTACCCGCGCCCCCATGGCTAGAGCTAGGCTGCGGCCTCAACAAGGCCGCGGGCTACTACGGTGTAGATCGCGCTAACGTGGCCGGCGTCGACCTCGTCCATGACCTCGAGATCCACCCCTGGCCTATCGCCGACGGGTGCGCCGAGCGTATCGGCTGCTACCAGACCCTGGAGCACATCGGCGGCCTCCTGGCCTTTATGGCCGACCTTTGGCGGGTGTGTTCGGCCGATCCCCAAGCCTGGGCAGAGATTACGGTACCCTACCACACGGCGCCGACGGCCTGGGGCGACCCCACGCATGTCCGCGCCTTCACCGAAGACACCTTCCGCTACTTCGAGCCCGGCTTCGTAGAGCGCTTCAGCGACTACGGGATCGGGCCCCACTACTTCAGCATCATCGACCAGGCCTTTAGACCGGGGGCTAACCTGTGGGTGCTGCTACGGCCGATCAAGACGGCGGCCCAGCTCCAGGCCCACCAAGAGCAGGCCTGGTGGCGCGATAGACGGGCGGCCATGCTGGGGTGACGGGCCAGGCCCCTCCAGAAATGGCCCCAGGCGGGCCGCAGGCGGCCCGGCGCATAGGATAGAGGCCGTGGGCCCCTATCCTTACTATGGCCCAGGACCTTCGCGGGCCCAGAATCGCAACGTGGGGCAACGCAGATACGGAGAGCAGAACCATGCCGCCTAGCGCCAGCATTGTAGTCCTTACCATGGACCGCCGGCGCCCCGTAGAGGAGTGCCTAGGGGCCATCGTGGAGAAGACGCAGACGCCCTACGAGCTCCTGGTCGTCGACAACGGTAGCCAGAACGGCACCGTAGCCTGGCTGGAGGGGCTGGACCCCCGAGGCGTTGGGGCGTGCGTGGGCTACCGCGTCTTGCCCATGGGCGAAAACCGGGGCGTTTGTGCCCGAAATGTTGCCATCGACGCGGCGGCCGGGGCCTTCATCCTCCAGGTAGATGATGATGTCGTCGTCGGGCCCGGATGGGATGGGGCGCTCCTCGGTCCGATGCTACAGGACGCCAGCATAGGCGCCGTCGGCCAGCAGGGGTTTTGGCTTAGCTGGGTAGGCTTCCAGCATCCGGGCCGTACGCTCTTCCTAGACCAGCGCTTCCCCCAGGCCGGCGACTTCTGCGACCTTGTGATGGGCTACTGCTGGGGATGGCGGAACATCCGGGTACCAGCCTACCCCGAGAAGTGGCCGTCGGACTTCACCAGCGTACCGCGCTTCCGGTACGACGAAGCCTTCAACCCCCACTGGCATGAGGAGACGGACCTCCAGCTTCAGATCAAGGCGGCCGGCTACCGTATCCGGTGCGGGCCCGTCGTGAGTCGCCACAGCAGCCTGAAGTCCTGGCAGGCGGCCCACGGTAACGACCCCATGGTGGGCCTCCAGCACGCCATCGCCCACGAGCACCTGCTGCTGGAGAAGTGGGGCCAACGCCGGCAGGACCTAGGGCTCGAGCTTGACCGCCGGGGGCTCCAGTGACCAGCCGGACCGCCCTGGCCGACGCCCTGAAGATGCCATGGTGCCCGGAGCGGAACATCGTACTACGCGCCGCCCTGGGGATCGAGGTCGGGATGATCAACCGCGCCGGCGTGATCATCGCGGTCTGCCCGAACAGGGGCGAGGCGCGCCGCGTCGAGCGGCTGCTGGCGCGGCTCGTTAGGATTAGGCGCTACCGTCGCGAGGATGGCCAGTATGTCGTGAGCGGCGAGGTACCCGGATGAACGGCGCGCCGCCCATCCGGCCCAATCCCCGGCTCTCGAACCCCGTCTCCCGCGGCGGGCCTAGGACCGTGCCCCTGCCGGCTTGGCTAAAGGGGGGCCGGTTCCTACGGCGGGCCATCCGACACCGCCGGGCGTGCCGTCTGTACCGTCGCCTCTGGGCCGATTGGCAGGTGGGCCGGCGCGCCATCCCGGCCATCTGGCAGGACACGCACCCCGTAGAGCTAGGCCGGGTTCGGCGCGACTTCTTCCGCCAACTGACCGCCCAACAGCGGGCCTGGAAGCGCCTCGAGAGAGCAAGCGCCCGCATGATAGCGGCGCTCAGCGCCGTGGGCGTAACGACGGCTGAAGTAGCGGCTATGCTGAAAGAGGAGAGCGACGAATGAGGATCGTGGTACTGAGCGAGCTGAACCTGGACGGCGGCTCGGGCTACACTACCATCGGCCGGGCCGTGGCCGCTGGCCTGGGTGCCCGCGGCCACGACGTCAAGGTCCTCGCCTTTAACTACCGGGGTACGGAGCACCGCCTGCCGATCACGGTCTTGGGTGCCGACGAGCGCTTCCTCGTGCCCCATATCCGCCAGCTAGGCCTCGCCTGGGGCATCGAAGTGGTGATCGCCATCGCCGACATCACGAAGCACCTGGAATGGCGCCCGGTGATGGACGCCGGCTACCCCTACGTGGGCATCTTCCCCCTGGAGAGTGAGCCCCTAATCCATCCTAGCGAGTGGACGCGAACCATCGACGGGATGGCCGCCGCCCTTGTCGAGACGGAATGGGCCACGCGGCTGTGCGTCGACGTGGGCCTGGCGGCCCGCCATATCCCCATCGGGATTGACTCCGCCTTCTGGCGCCCGCCGACGCCCGAAGACCGCGACAAGATGCGCGACAAGCTGGGCGTCGCCGAGCGGTACGTCCTACTTACCGTTAGCGACAACCACGAGCGCAAAAACCTGCCGGCGGTCTTCGCTACGGCGGCCTTCCTCCGGGGCCGCGAGTTCGCTTGGCCCCCCGGTAGCGCCGAGGCGGTCTGCCTACCGGTCGGATCATCGGAAGACTACTACCTGATCGTTAACACCAAGCGCCGGCCCGAGGCCGTGGGCTACCACCTGTGGGACCTGGCCAATAGGTTCCAGCTTCAGAACGACACCACGTTCTACCAGCACGAGCGCAGGGCAGGCCTTAGCGACGAGGAGCTTCGGAACCTATATTGGGCGGCCGACTGTTTCGTGCTTTTATCAAAGGCCGAGGGGCTGGGCCTACCCGTGATGGAGGCCATGGCGTGCGGTCTGCCGTGCGTCTGCACAGACGCCGGCGGGATGGCGGAGAACCTAGCCGATGGCCGCGGCTGGCTCATCGCGCCCGAGTACACGTACCTGGACCCCTTCTGCAACCAGGTACGGCGCTTCGCCGACCCCTACCAGGCCGCTAAGGCCGTCGTGGAGCTACGGGCCCGGCCCGAAGAACGGGAGCGTCGGATCGGGACCGCCCTGGCATGGGCTGCCGGGCGTTCGTGGGACAAGGCGCTCGACGTTGTAGAGGAGGCGTTAGATGGGCTCAAAGCTAAGAAGGAACAGGCGGCCGGGGCGGTCCCACCAGCGGGCGCCTACGCCAGCCCTATCGCCGGCGGCCATCCCTCTACGCGGTAGCGTCGACGCCGTCGTCTGCGTACGCCATCACGTAGAGCGGCTAGCGCTTTGCCTGGGCGCCATCCGGGAGCACCTGCCAGCGGACGCCACCATCATCGTCGCCGATGCACCGCCTGGGGCATCGCCCGAGGCCCAGGCTGGCGAGCGCCACATGGAGATCGCCCGCGTGGCCCGTGAGGCCGGCGGCCGGACCGTAATCAACGGCCGCGGTCCCTGGGAGTGCAGGAACCGGGCTGCCGCCCAGGGGTACGCGCCGCTGATCCTCTTCCTCGACGGCGACGTGGTCCTAACGCCGGGCGTCTGGCTGGCCCTGGCAGGGGTGATGGAGCACGAGGAGGTGGGCATCGCTAGCGGGCTCCTGCTTTGGGATGAGGGCATGGCGCCCCGCGACTTCCCTCTAATGCCATCGATCAAGTTCGCCGGCTACGCCTTCGGGGCCCGGCGCCTCCCTTACTCCCGGTTTGTGGGCTGGCTACCCGACAACCCCAAGGTCTACCCCCGTCGGGATCTGCAAGCCGTTAGCGCAGCCTTCATGTTGACCCGCCGCGCGCTCTGGCGGTCCCTCGCCGGCTTCGCGCCCGACTACGGGAGCCGGCCCCTGGCCGACGTAGACTACTGCATCCGGGCCCGCAGCCAGGGGCCGATGGTCGCCTTCGAGCCGACAGCGGTAGCGATGGCCGGCATGGAACCCCTAGCTGACGACGTCGTCCTGCTCCAGCAGGGCGGCGCTATCCTAGATGCCCGCCTGGGCCCCCATCGGCTCTACGACGAGCACGTCCTGCTCTAGCGTCGCCCGCCCACGTCGACCATTCTGGTGAAGGAGGTTCGCCCTATGCCCCCTCCTGACGCCGGTACGCTGCATCTGCTCCAGGCCGAGATGTACGCCGTGGGGTTCGCCACGGGCACGGTCGCGGCCGAAGACATGGCCTGGGAAGCGGCCTGGGAACAGGCCGAAACCCTGCTGGGGACCAACATCCTAACCGGCACCGTAGCCGGCGAGCGCCACATCTGGCCGCGCGGATGGGTCGACTACGGGACCAACTTCCGCTACCTCCAGCTCAAGAAGACGCACCTGGTCTCCGTCGTCACTTGTACGCTAACGCATGACCTGGGGAACTGCGACTGCGGAACGGACGACGTGACCGCCTGCGCGCTGGAGTACAACCCCCGCCAGTCCATCATCGAGGTCCGGTCTAGCCAGGCCTCCATCAGCGCGGGGTGCGGCTGCGTTCTCTGCAACAAGGAAGCCTGGATCGACGTCACCTACATAGCCGGCGTCTGGAACACGCTGGCCGATATCCCGGCCACGGTAAAGCTGGCGCTGGTGACCCTAGCCCAGGACTGGAAGGGGCTAATGGCGACGGCCGGCGCGGCCGCAGCGGCCGCCTTCGTCGATCAGTGGTCCTCCATGGACTACTCCGAGAGGCGGGGCCTACTAACCAAAACGGCGGCCGGTTCATCGCCGGCCGCTAACCTGGCGGCGGCGGTCTTCCGCAAGTACAAGGTGAGCCGGATGGTGGCACTACGGGGCCGGCCTAGCGTCACCGGTTAGGCGCTGCGCGGCTGGTGTTCTGATAATTTCGGGAATAAAAGCAGGCAATGCATGGAAGGGCTGAACATCACCGTCGACATCTACGCGCGGGCCGAGGGCGGCGATGACACCGTAGGCGGTGCCGTCCGGGCTGATGCTCTGCGCTACGGCGGGGTCCTGGCGCGGATCGCCAGTGACCGGGTATCGGCCGAGTTCCGGGCCCAGGGCGTCGAGCTACCGCGTACGGTTAGGATCATCCTCTGGCCCGATAGCGCCATCGGCGTGCGCGCCGGCGACATCGTCGTGCCGGTGTCGGGCGCCTGGGCGGGCCAGCGCCTACGGGTAACGGGCATCCAGCGCTCCAGCGTCGCACAGGCCGATCCCCGGTCGCACATTCAGCTAACCGCCATCCACACCGATTGGGCGGACCGCGAGGAGTAACGCCGTGCCGTCTAGCGTCGAGCGCACCCATAGGCTGAGGCGCGGCGCCCAGCGCCTAGACGCCGAGCTCCGCCAGGGCCTACGGCTGGGTGCCATGGTAGTGAAGGCTGCGGCCCAGGAGGGTGCGCCCGAGCTCACGGGCCAAATGACCAGGAGCGTGACGATCAGCCAGCCTAAATGGAGCGGCGGGCGCCTGGTGATCTACGTGGGGCCGGGCCCCGAGAGCAAAGCCTATTCAAAGTATACCGAGCTACCCCGCTACATCCGGCTACGGCCCGGCCTAGGGCCCATCAGCAGGGCCAAGGGCGCCAGGAAGCCATGGCTGAAGCCAGCGCTCGAGGAGAACCGGGGGGCAGTGATGGCCCTTATCCGGGGGGCAGTCCGTAAGGGGCTACGGGAGATGGCGAGGTCCGGCTAGGATGCTTTCCCCTCACGAGGTCCAGGCCGCTTTCATCACCCTACTGCAAGGCAACGCCGCCCTGGTCGCCGCCCTGGCCGGGCCCGAAGCGATTAAGGAGGCCGAATGGGCGGGCAGTAGCTTCGACTATCCAGCCGTCCGGCTGGACATCGCCGACATGCGGCCCCAGGGCAACGGCGCCTGTGCGGCTCGCTGGCTCTCGGTGACGGGTTCCATCATCGTGCTTAGCAAAGGCGATTCCTCGGCGGAATGCCTGACCGTCCTGGGGCTAGTGCAGAACGCCATCCAGGGCCGGCACCTAACCGGTGCCGGCCTGACCAGCCTGGAGGTTCGCGTAGAGCAGGCCATCTACCCCTACAGGGAAGACAACATCTGGCGGGGCGAAATCCCCTTCGCTACCACCGTGATCCAGACCTAGGGGCCGTCTTCTCCATGCTTGTCGACCATTAGGGTGATGAACCCTAGAGCTAAGCCCCGCATGAGGGAGGTCTAGCAATGCCGACGCTCGGAACCGGGACCGACATCCCCCTCGGGCCGGGGGTAGACGGCGAGGACATCTATATCGAGGGCGGCCCGACCATTTGGTTCCAGGACTCCGAGGCCCCCGAGCTCCACGCGGCCGACAGCGACGGCTACTACTGGGGCCTGAGCGGGACCGCCACCTATCCCGTTTACGCTCTGGGCTGCTACGACGACCTGACCATCAGCGACAGCCGGACGTCCAACCCTGTGACGTGCGCCGCGCTGGGTAACGTAGCCCACATGCAGCGCCGCGACGCCCTGGAGATCGCCTTTACCCTCAAGGCCCTCTTCCCGCTCGAGACCCTCCGCCACATGATCGGCGGCGGCGCCGTGGTTCACAACGCGGCGGAGGAGACCTCCAAGATGGGGATCGGGGCGCTGCCGACCAACCAGTATTTCCACGTCTTCATGAGCCGCGTGTACGACGAAGACACCGGCGACTACGTCGCCCTCACCTTCCACAAGGTGCAGTTCATGGACGCCTCGCCGCTCACGCCAGCCTATGGGAAGGAGTGGACGTTCGGCATCAAGGCGATGGCCCTGGCCGACAGCGCCATGCCCAAGGCCCAGCGCTTCGCCACGATGCTACGGTACGATCCTAGCGTGCTCTAAGAGCCGCCCCCGAGAGGGGGCCATGGCATGGGCCCGGCGCCCGTAGACTTCCTAGCAGCGCTCGACCTTAAGACGGCGGCGGCCGACATCACGATTGGCGGCCGCCGTCTCAGCATCCCGCGCGCCCGCCTGGGGCTTCACTACCACCTAGAGGCCATCATGGCGGATGGCGCCGGCCAGCCGGGCGAGACGGCGGGGGCCTATGTGGCAGCGGCTACGGGGCTATCGCTCGAGGAAATAGACGCCGGGACGGCGGCCGAGCTGATGGCCGCCTTCGCCTCCCTCAGCCGCTTAAACCGCTTCCATGGAACGCTAGCCGTGCTCTGGCCCCGCCAGCCGGCGGGGCCAGATGGTCAGAAGCCCGAGAACTATCCACACCGCGCTCTCGCCTCCCTCGTCGCCAGGCTTTCTCACGCCTATGGCTGGACGGCCGACCATATCCTTGAAGGGCTGGGGCCAGAGGAGGCCATGTGCTACCTCCAAGAAGCCCAGGTCTTAGCGCATGAGGAGGCCGAAGAGCGATGGTTACTAGCAGGAGGAGCCGTCGACAAGGACGGCAAACCCCGCCCCTACCCACCGATAGCGTGGGGCACCCCGCCGGGGGAGGCGCCGGTCCGCCGGCCGCCCCGGCGCCTGCCGCCCTGGGCACAGCCGGCGGGGATCGTGATCCAGCCCGATCCCCCACCGACGCGGCGCGAGTCCTGACCGTAGCCGGTAAGGACTACGCCGTCGAGGCGCCCACGGCCCGCGGCGGCCTGACGGCCGTTACCCTACTCCTACCCCACCTCGTTACCCTACGGCCAGCCATCGAACCACTGATCAACGGCCGGGAGAGCATGACGCGGGGCGAGCTCGGCCTGGCCGTGATCTTCGATGGTCTCCAGGCCCTAGCGCCGCTGCTGGAGCCCGACGCATTCCTCGACCTGGCCGCCGCCGTCACGGGCATCCCGAAGGAGGTTATCGGCGAGGCCCGCTTCGACCAGGTCCTAACCGCCACCATGGCCGGCCTGGGCCGGCTGAACCTGCCCGCCATCATGGCATCGGCGACGGAGCTATTCGCCATCGCCATGCAGACCGAGCAGCCGGGGGAGGCCGCCTAAATGCCCGAGCCCATCGAGGAAGTCCGAGTCCGCGTATCGGCCGAGACCAAGGGCTTCCTCGCCGGCGTAGACGCCGCCGTCGACCAGGCCGTCGCCCGCGTTAAGCGGTTCGGTAAGGCCGTCGATGACATGGGGGCGAAGTTCTCGACCGCCGGCCGCTCGCTGTTCATGGGGCTTACGGTCCCAATCCTCGCCGCCGGCGGCGCGGCCATGAAGCTCGGCATGGACTTCGGCGAGTCCCTTGACCACATCGTGGGGCTGGCCGGCGTGGCGCGCGAGCAGGTGAACGCCTGGAAAGACGACATCTACGACATCGCCCGTGCGACCGCCAAGGGGCCCGGCGAGCTGGCCGAGGCCCTTTACTTCATCACCTCCGCCGGCATTAAGGGGGCGGCCGCCATCGAAACCCTCGACGCGGCGGCTCATGCCGCCGCAGCGGGCCTAGGCGAGACCCAGATCGTCGCCGACGCCGTCACCTCCGTCCTCAACGCCTACGGTACGTCGACGATCAGCGCGGCCGAAGCTACGGCCGTGCTCGTGGGCGCCGTCCGCGAAGGCAAGGGAGAGGCTAACGAGTTCGCCCCGGCCATCGGCCGCGTGATCCCCATCGCCTCACAGTTGGGCGTGTCCTTCGACCAGGTAGCGGCTGCCATTGCCGCCATGACCCGGACCGGCCTCGACGCTAATGAGGCCGTGACCGCCCTCCGGGGCATCTTTACCGAGCTTGTCCAAGGCGGCGGCCAAGGCGCCGAGGTTCTGGAGAAGGTGGGCCTATCGGCCGCCGGCCTGCAGGACCAGCTCCGTAAGGAAGGCCTGCTAGCTGTCCTCCGTACCCTGGCGGAGCGCTTCCGGGGTAACGTGACGGACCTCAGCATGTTCATTGGCAACGTCCGGGCCCTGACGGGCTTCATGACCCTGACCGGCCAGGACGCCCAGATGGTCAACGACATCTTCTCCGCCCTGGCTAACACCACAGGGGAGGACCTAGCGACCGCCTTTGAGGCCGTCGCCGAGGGGCCTGGCTTCAAGCTCCGCCAGGCCCTCAACATGATCCGCGTGGAGGCCGTCCGGCTAGGAGACGAGATCGGCCCTACCATCGTCGGGGTGATAGCGCCGGCGGTTCATCGCCTTACGGACGTCCTGAGCCGGCTGATCGAGCGGTTTAAGGAGCTGCCGCCCGAGGGCCAGAAGGCCGTCCTGCTCATGGCGGCCCTTGCTGCGGCGGCCGGGCCCTTCCTGATGGTCCTGGGTAGCATGGCATCCGGCGTGGGCGCCGTTATCCAGCTCCTAGCGCTCCTAGGGCCGGCCTTCACGATGGCCACGGGGCCTGTAGGGCTGGCCGCCCTCGCTGTAGGCGCCCTGGTAGGTGCCCTGGTCCTCTTGCGAAAAGAAGGCGTGGATGTCGAGGGCTACCTATGGCCGTTCCTAGAGGGACTGAAGGCCCTGCGGGATCTGTCCATAGCCGTAGCTAAGGGAGTGGGTGACCTGGCCTCCAGCCTGGACTTCGGTAAAGGAATCGACGGCTCTGCGGCATCCCTTCTCGCCCTAGCCGCCGCCTTAACGGCCGTGCTGGTCGCGGCTAACCCGGTGGTCGCCATCCTAGTCGGTGCCGGCGGGCTGATCTGGGCCATCGGCGTACTCCGGGCCGACGTCGAAACCCTACCGACGCCGCTGCTGAAGCTGCGCGAGATGCTGGACCTGACGGCCCTAGGCTTCCTAGAGCTGGCTGACGCCATCCTGGCCCTCCCGGACCTGGAGTTCGGCCCTATAGACCTGACGCCATGGCATACCGCCGTCGACGACCTACGAGCTAAGATCGACGACTCCAAGACCTCCATCCTCAGCGACCTAGACCTGGTACAGAACGGCTTTGACGCCCTCAGCACCCGCAACGCCGAGGCCGAAATCCTACGCCTTACTGGCGTGGTAGTGGACTTCGGCAACGCCTCCGTTATCTCGCTCCAAAGGCTAGCCGAGCTCGAGGGCGTGACGGAGACGGAAGCCGCCCGCATTCTGGCTCGCCAGTACGGCCCGGCGGCTAAGGGCGAGACCATGGCCGAGGAGCTGGCGCGGCGGTTTGGCATCGGCGGTAAGAAGGCGGCCGCGCCGGGACCAACGCCGGGCCCCTCCGTCACGACGAAGGAAGAGACCGCCAAAACCGAGGCCTACAAGGACACTCTCGACGAACTGACGCGCTCGCTCCTGGGCTTGGGGCGGGCCTCGGGCATGACCAATGCCGAGCTCGCGGGCTATCCGTGGACACTGGAGCTAGCCCGCCGCGCCGCCGAGCGGCTGGGGCTTACCAGCGACGACCTGATCGACATCTTCCGGGCGACCGGCAAGGGCTTTGAGGACTTCATGCGGGCCCTGGCCGCCAGCGAGTCCCTAGACCAGCTAAAGCAGATCTCCGACTCCGTCGTGGCCAGCCTGAGCGACCTGCGTAGCCAGTTCAGCGCCCTCTTCGGCGCCCCTACCAGGGAGCAGGCGGCCATCACGTACCAGCTTAGCCAGCTAAAGCTCCGCCGGGCCCAGATGGTTGCGGCCGGCGCCACGGACGAAGCCCTGGCCGGCATAGACAAAGAGATCGCGCGCATCGAGGCTGTCAACGATCTCCGCCAGGCCGAGGTGGACGTCATGCGGGCCCAGCTCGACATGGCCGACCAGACCCTTCTAACGGACGCGGAGCAGGTATCGCAGGGCCAGGGGCTCATAGCCAAGATGGCAGACCTCTCGGCCGCGGCGCAGCCCGTGATCGATCTCTACCGTAGCCAGGCCGCTCTCATGCAGGGGTGGATGGACACGCTGGGCAAGATCATCTTCACGGCTGCGGCCCTACCCCTGCCGACGGCCCAGGTGCCGGCGATGCAGGCGGGCGGGATCGTACCCGGTCCCTACGGGCGCCCCCGCCTGATCCTTGCCCATGGCGGAGAGCCCGTGCTACCGCTGGGCTCCGGTCTCAGCTTCAGCATGCCCGTGACGGTCAACATTGGGGGCGGCGCCGACTGGATGCAGATCTCGCGCCAGGCCCACCAGGCCATAGAGAGAGCCCTCCAGGAGGCCCGGACGCGGGGCTACCTCGCCGGCGCGCCCATAGCATCGGACATCCGATAGGAGGCAGCCGTGGCCGGCTTTGGAGGCTTCACATTCGCCGCCGACGAGGGCGCCGCGCCCGGTAGCGATAGCGGATGGGTGACGACGCTCAAGACGGACCGGGCTACCCCTCTGGGTTCGGCGCGCGATAGCATCGTGACGCTAGGCGTAGGGTCGGCTACCCGCGCCTTTGAGGTCTCCCTTACCCTAGCCAGATACGCCGTGCTGCTGGCCCTGCTCAACACCGTGGCCACCTTCACCGATTGGGAGGACACGCCGAACTCCCGCGCGGCCTTCCTGGCCGGCGTCGCGCCCGTAGATCAATCGGGCCCCTGGAGCGGCGAGGCCGAGAACCGGATTACTGTGCGGGTAGAGCTCGTTTCGCAGTAGCATGGTCTCAAACCTCTACCTGAACGTAGACGCCAAGGCGGCCACTCTCCGGGTCGTAATCGGGGGTATCCCGATCCAGGCCCTCTCCGCCCAATGGGACTTCGCCTACCAGCGACCGCCGACGGCCCTAATCCGGGTCCGCAATCCGGCCCCGGCGGCGGCCGTTTTCCAGGCGCCCGTACAGATTGACGCTGGCTTCAACGGCCTGACGGTCCGCTCGTTCACCGGTACGGTCCTGAACGTAAACCCCGACGAGACGGGCTGCACCATCGAATGCCAGGGGATATCGGCCGCCCTGGAAAACACCTTCCATAAGGTCGTGGTGACGGTAGACGGCACGAAGACGGCCACGCAGCTAGTAACCGAGCTCCTGCAAGCGGCTGGCCTCAGCGCCTACTCGGTAGACCTACCGGCCTGGACGCCCGGCACGGTCTGCCCCCATGAGCTCGAATTCTCTAGCTACTCGGAGGCCATCATCAAGATAGCCGAGGTTGATGGCGGCCAGTGGTACGAGCTGCCTAGCGGCGTAATCCGCGTAGCGGTCGTCGAGCCGTGGCCTAGCGCTACGGCCTGGCGGACCTACTTCAGCGGCGTACTGACCGGCACGACCGAGAGCTATCCGGCCGGAATCGCATCGGGCCGGCCCCGTCTCCGCCACGTCGGTCAGGCCCAGAAGGTCCGGGATGTCAAGAACCAGGCCTGGGTGCGGGGTTGCACCTACACCCAGACCAACCCCGATGGGACCGAGGTCTCCGTAGATGTCGAGGGGTGGGCCATGGGCGCTAGCCCGTGGGTCCGGGCGCCCGATGGTAGCCAGGCCTATAACGATCTGCTCTTCGCGAACGAGCTCGTCGACACCGCCGCCAAGGCTGGCACGGTAGCGGCCCGGCTGGTTAGCTATAACAACCGCCTTCTGACGCAGATCTCGGCCAGGATAGACGGTGACCCCGAGCTAGCCCTTGGCGCCACCATCGGCGTAGAGGACCCGTCCTACAGCGGCACGACGGGCAAGTGGTTCGTGGGCGGCTACCGAACAGCGATCAGCCTGGAGGGCTTCGCAACCGACATCACGACACTGCTGGGCGGTACACAGAGCGGCACGACGCTCAACATCTGCCCCTATGCGGCCTTTACCTACTTCACCGAGCTCGAGGTGATGGGCAGCCAGGTATGGGCCATCGTTACCCTCGACGCCAGCGCCAGCCTGGACCCCGACGGCTCCATCGTGAGCTACTGCTGGCAGGACAACCAGAGCCCGATGCAGATCACGGGCTGCTACGCCGACCCCATCGTGACCCTCAGGACCGATGCCTCGGCCATTACGGGCACCTGGCAGGTCACGCTTACCGTGACCGACGACGAGGGCTGCGAGGACTCCGTTACGCAGCCCATCGCGCTCGAGCAGGGCATCTATGCCGCCCAGGTCCCGGCCGTCTTCGTCGCCTTCGATGCGTGGTTCAGCGCTTCACCCGACGGCGGGATCACTTGGAATGACCAGGCGGCGCCGGCGGGCTGGCACGTCGTGGCCGTGGGCGCTAAACAGGCGGACGGCGTTCACGACGGCTACGGCGTCTACGGCCTCAGCGGGACCGCCGGCGGCCAGCTTTACCGGACGACGGACTACTGTGCTACGGCGCCGGCCCAGGTCCTCGCTGGCCTTGATGCGCCCGTCGAGCATGTGTGGTGGGATCAGAATCACCCTAGCGACATCTGGGCCCTGACCGAGCATGAGCTGTGGCGTAGCCAGAGCGACGGCGCCGCAGCCTCGTGGGTACTCTACAAGGACCTCGACGACCTTCCGTGGCTAGTGCCGGCGGCGGGCGAGTACGTTCACGCCAGCCGGATCGGCACGCCAGCACCCGAGGGCGTGTGGGTCTTCGGGGGCCAGTACGTCGACCAGGGCGCCGGGCTGGTAGGGCGGCCCCTGGTCTGCTGGGATGGCGCCCTCAACGGCGGCTGGGCTATGGCACAGATGGGCGGTGAGCTAGGCGTGGATCTCGGTGCTGGCGGCCCCCTGGACCTCTACGTAAAGGAAGCGGCCAGCCGGCAGGCGGGCGAGCTCGCCATCGTGCTCAACTCGGCTACCTGGATGACGGGCCTCTACTACACGGACGACATCTTCGGCGACGGCTCGGCCTGGCTACGGGCCTCAGGGCTGCCAGCTAAGAGCCAGGGGAGGTGGATCGCACCCGATTGGGCCGTGGGCAAGTTCGCCTTCGCCTTCAACGACGCAGTGATCTACTTGGCGGACCTGGACCCCCTTACCGGCCGCCTGATGGTGACGACGGCGCCGGCGGCCCTGGATACGGGGCCCAGCGGGACCGACACTCCTAACTACGGCCAGTGGATCGGTGCCTTCAACTGGTGGATGCCCGGCGTGTACCTGGTCGCAGCAGAAGGGCCTAACTATCCCGGCCTAGTCTATAAGTCATTTGACCGCTTCCTCAGCATCGCCAAACTGCGGCCCGCGACGGGCTTCCCGGCCGCGCCCGCCGCGGCCAAGGGCAAGATGCTCTCCCTGAGCGGGGCCGGTAGCGCTACCCAGGAGCCCGACGAGGTCTGGGCCCTTACCACTCTTGGCGGCGTCAATAAGTTAGTCAGGTTGGCCGGTACGTCCTGGACGGTGATAACTGCGGACGCTGGCGCCGGCGCCATGCGGGTCAAATGGCTCGGTAGCGACCTGTTCTACGTCAACGACGCAGGCCTCCAGCGCAGCCAGGACGACGGCGCCACCTTCACCAACGTCCTAACAGACGGCGTAAGCGTAGCGAAGGCGCCCGATGGCACCTTCTGGGCCATTACCCGGAGCGCCGCCCAGGCCGAGGAGTCAAAGGTGTGGTCGAGCCCGACGGGGGCCGCCGGGTCCTGGACGGTCCGATACACAGGCATCTGGGGGCTGTCGGCCGGTCAGTACGTTTGGTTTAACTCGGTCGACGTCGACCCTAACGACGCGAACCGCATCGCTGTAGTCGGCTCCCGACAGAGCGGCACGCTGGGCGCCTACTTCGTCTATTCCCTCACCGCCGGCGCCTCCTGGACGGTAGGGCCCAACCCCAGCAACTTCGGTAGTGACTGGCGTGACGTAAACGTACTCTGGGGCCAAAACCAGCGTGTACTCCTGACGCGGCGCAACGTCCTGATCATCGACGCGCTCGATAGTCCCTACGCGGCATGGGTCCAGAAGTATGCGTCGCCAGATGTGGGGGGTGGCTCGCCCAACTCCCTGATCCGAGCCGGGATGTGGCTATGGGCTACCCGTATCGGCGCAACGAGCTACCACTGTCTAGTTCGTTCCGGCACGAACGGCCAGACATGGGAAGAAGTCTGGGCAGCGGGCCAGCGTCCCCACTACGGCGCGGCCTATAACCCGGATGGCGAGCGGCTATTCGTGGTAGTGTCGCGGGTTGCCGGAGCGACCACGGACATCGACCGGCTAAAGCCATGTACGGACCCCATGCCCGACGTGGAGGCATCGCGGACGCCGATGCAATACAACTGGGCTACGGTCCTGGGCGATACCAGCCCCATCGCCCAAGGCGTAGCCGTGAAGGGCGTCAGCTAAAGCCATGAGCGAGTTCGACGAGGTAGCTGGCCAGATCAAGACTCTCCAGCGCGAGGTCCGGCGGCTCCGCATCGGCTACGACAAGATCGCTACCCCATCGGGGGGCGTACGGGCTACCTCCGTCGATGGGGTCCTGCCGGCGGCCAACCTCGTCCATGCCCTCTACGGCGCTGGCCACGTTGCCAGCCTGGCCGTGGCCGCCGGCGCTGGCCTCCTGGCCGATTACCAGGGCGGCCAGGCGCGCATGGACGAGACGGTCTACGCCATCGCTGGCGGGTCCGTCGCCCTGGACGACGACAGCACCAATTACGTCTTCGTCAGCAACGCGGGCATCGTCGCGGCGAACGCAACGGGCTTCCCGGCTAACTGCATCCCCATGGCGGAGGTCACAACGGCCGCTGGCGCCGTAACCGCCGTAGGCGACCGGCGCGCCTACCTCTGGGGCCACCATGGGCCCTTGTTTGCGGGTAACGTGACGATTGGGGGCTACCTAGGCATCGGCTCTGTCGTTCCGCCGGCCAACACGGGTTCGGGCGACGTGACGGCTAGGCGTCTACACATCGGCACGGACCTGGCCTTCACGACTGGCAAGGAAATCGAGTTCCTGGGCACCAATACGCTTGCCGCAGGCGACAACCGTTGGAGCTACTTGAAGCTCATCGTTAACCCCGGCGCGGCCTCCTCCCAGCAGCTCATGGCGGCGACGACGGTCCTATCTTACGAGAGCACCTTCGCTCAGACGGGGGCTCTTTATGCCCATAACTACGAGGTGCAGGTCAAGGACAGCGGGGCTCTTTCGTACCTTACGGGGCTTCAGGTCGGCGGCTCGTTCAACACGCTCAATGCGGCCAACATCACGGATTACCGGCTGGCCAGCATCCAGATGCTCTACACGGCCGCTAGCCACGGGACCATTACCATTGGAACCGCCTATGGACTCAAGCTCGCCCTCTACGGGGGCTCGGGTCTTAGCGGTAGCGATGCGATCTCCTACCTCTACGGGTTCCATGTAGGCAATCTCGGGAACGCCAGGGTAGCCAGAGCGTACGGGCTCTACATAGCTGCCCAGTCCGGCTCGCCTACCATCGGTGCGGGCATCCGTATTGAGGACTGCTCCCCAACCGCTGCGCTATGGCTGGGCGGAGATGCTGGTGCTACAACGTCGGGCATCAAGTTCGGTGCCGCAGCAGATACGAACCTCTACCGCTCAGCGGCCGGCCTGCTCATGACGGATGGGAACCTCGATGTCAACGGCGTCATGGCCTTGGGCAACCATGCGTTGGCGGTGATCAACGCGCCGAAGGCGCTGAACGTCTGGCACAACACGGGGAACGTGAACACGGGGGCGAACCGGGGCGCGGTGTTCAGCGGGCAGCTCTACGTGAACTCGGCGACGAGCGGCTTCAGCTATGGGTTCCTGGGTGCGGCGGAGAACGTTTCGGGCGTCTCGCAGTACCTGACGGGGCTTTTCTTCGGCGTGAGCCAGAACGGCGCGGGTCTGCTCAGCTGGATGAGGGGCGTCGACGTGACGCTCATCACCTACGCCGGGATGGGCAACGTGACGTCGTCGGACGGTGTGCACGTGACCCTGGACTTCCAGGGGGCGAAGCCGGGGACGTTCCGGGGGTTCTACCTGGCGACGGGCGCGGTGACGGGGATGACTACGGCCTACGGCCTGCACGTCGAGGACATGGTGGGGACGACCATCCGGCTGTTGGAGGTTGGGCCTGCGACGCCCTACCTGCGACTGGTGGGCGGCGCGGCGCCCGCGGCCAATCAGACCAACTTGTACCTCGCCGAGGGGGTGACGCCCACGCTACGGCAGGTACAATGGAAGTTGTTCTCGGCGCTTGTGGCCGGAGACCGAGTAATGGTCCTGGTCTAGGCCCCCCCGGCGGAAGGAGCGACGACATGGTCATGTACTCCCAGGACATCGACCCGGCCCTGGCCATCGAAATCCTACCCGAGAAAATCCGGCTATCTAAGCGGCGCATCACAGACTGCGCCCTCGACCTGTCGATTCTCTCCACCATGCCAGACCACGCCGCCCAGGAGGTTACGTACCTCGAGACCCAGCTTCGGCTCCAGAAGGCCATCCTAGCCGAGTACGAAAACCGCCTAGCCGCCATCCAGAAGGCCGCCCAGGGCCCGGACCGAGAAGCCGATACGGCTACCCCGGCCACTGAACCAACCGCCGAGAAGGCGGGGCCCACGCCAGGGCCATGATCGTAGCAACTAACAGCCTACCGCCCGAAGTAACCAGCATGATCCAGGCCGCCGCCCGGCGCGCGGGGATCGCCGACGGCGTTGGCTACCTGGACGGCGAGGACGTCCTAAGCGACCTCACGCTGGTAGCCCTCCAGGCCCAGCGGGCCTTTGACCCAGCGCGGGGCGCCAAGTTTACCACCTTCCTCTGGCTCCGCCTGTGGGGAGAGGCCGTCGATTTGCGCCGGCGGCATGGCCGGCAGCTACGGGATGGCCAGCCCCGCCCCATGGAGCTACCGCTGGAGGCCGCCGCCGCTGTCGAGGACCGCAGCGACCCGCCGGCCGCTGGCCTCATGCAAGCCATTTCGCACCTACCCGGCCGCGAGCGCGCGGCCCTACTTCTACGAGACGTGGGGGGCGTGCCGGCGGCCGAGGTCGGGCACGTCCTGGGCATCGGCAAGAGCAGGGCAAAGGACCTACGCCGCCAGGCCGTGCGGCGTCTTCACGTAGCGATGGAGCGCTAGGCGGTCGACCATTAGGGTGATCAGGAGGCGGCACTCTATGGCAACTCTGGATGCTCATGCCGGCCCGGCACTACAAGAGTGGCGGGCTTTTTGGGAGGATGTTCGGGGGGCCAACGGCGGCGATCCCAAGATGGTGATGCTGGCGATCAATCATCTAGGCGAAGGCCATGCAGGCTTCTGCGACGACGTCCGTAGGCGGATAGGCCGCCTGGAGCGCTTCGTCTACATGGTTATGGGCGGGCTCTGCGTGCTAGTGCCCGGCCTGGAAATAGGGCTCTACGTCCTGCACCTGGTACGGGGGTGAGACCATGCTGCTACGTGCGCTGTGGCGCTTCGGCAGGACCGCGTTAGCCGTAGGGGCTGGCGCCGCTATCACGTGGGCCATCGGCAATGTGGGCGACCTACCCGTGCAGCCGGGGATCGCGGTCCTCGTGGGATCGCTCCTGGCCGCCGTCGACAAGTACGCCCGCGACCGCGGCTGGTACAAGACAGCCCCCGGCCTCTGATGCACGTCCTCCTCGACCTCAAGGTCGGGCCCGTCAAGGCCCGACGTTGCTGGACCCCGGAGGCGTCTAATGCCTTCATCGATCGGGCCGTGCAGATCACGGGCCTCGATCCCTTCGGCGAGCGGACGGTCTGCTACCATGGCCAGGTCCTCATGTTTTGCCAGCTTATCGCCGAGTCTCACATCGCCGGCCACCTTGACCGCCAGCACGGCCTAGGATGGGTCGATGTCTTCTCCTGTGCCGACGTCGATAGCGAGCTGGTCGCGGCCGCCGTGCAGCTACACCTTCTGGTCGGTACGGGCGGCAGGATGAAGGTGCAGGTCTTGGAGCGGGGCATGTCGCCCTAGATGGGCGGGCCGACGAGTGCGGCCGCGAGAGACCCTGCCACATTGGAGCAGCGACCTCAGCGACCGTAATCCGTTCAGCCCGGCCGGTTTCGACCGGCTCCTGAGGAAGCGCCGATGGTTCGGCCTAGAGCAGCTATGGTGGGCCTGGCGCCGCTGGCGCCGGGCTAGATGGCAGAGGCCATGTATCCCCCGGATGAAACGATCTGGCCGCAGGTCGAGCCCCACACCTGGAAATACGCGCCCCGCTGGCACACGCCGCGGCTAATCCTGATCCACGCTACGCGCGGCAACAACACCATGGAGCTCCAGTACCAGGCCACGAAGAACTGGCAGATCTCGCCCAACAACCGCGTCGTCGAGGCCGACGGCTCGGCCTGGGCCTCGATGTCGGACCGGATCATCAGCCACGAAGGCCAGCTCTGCCGGACCTTGCCCGAGGACCGCCATCCTACCTGGAGCGCTGGCCATATGGACCCGTGGGCGATCTCCTACGAGCTTGCCCAGCCCCCCGAGAGTTG